GCCATATGTAAATAAACCCCGCCCATATAAAAAAGAATATCAACAGCAGAAAGCAAGAGGAGAACACGAAGCTCGTATGGAGCGACAACGCGCCAGACGTGCGATGGATAAGAAAGGTAAAGATGCCAACAAGAATGGCAAAGCCGACAAGCGAGAAGGTAAAGATATCGCTCACAAGAAGGCACTAAGTAAAGGCGGCACAAACAAGGACGGGTACAAAGTCCAGAGCCGTAAGAAAAATCGAGCCGCGGGTGGTGCTATGAGCAGCCCCAAAAAGAAGAAAAAGTAGTGACTCACTACTACGGAGAACAACATGGAAATTTTGCGGGATAAAGCAATAATGCTACGGGTACGCAACCCAAAGCAAATAACAACAGCTATCCCCAACAGCAAGGAGCTACCTATGAACAAGGTCGTCGTAAAGTGGGGGTTAGATGAAGTTCTATCCCTGCGTTCGTTAAATATAAATGCACCATCACCGATTACAAAACGGTACAGTTGGCCGGGGCAATACACGCCCTTCGACCACCAGAAAGACACCGCGTCTTTTATGACGCTGAACAAGAAGTCCTTTTGCTTTAACGAGCAAGGCACAGGTAAAACTGCATCGGCTATATGGGCGGCAGATTATCTTATGACCCAAGGCAAAGTTAAACGTGTACTTGTTGTATGCCCTTTGTCGATTATGGATAGCGCATGGCGCAACGACTTGTTCTCCTTCGCTATGCACCGCACAGTAGATGTAGCGCACGGGAGCAAACAGAAACGCAAGAAAATAATAAATAGCGGTGCTGAGTTCGTAATCATTAACTACGATGGTGTTGAAGTTGTCAGAGACGAGATTGCGGCAGGGGGATTTGATCTGTTTATCGTTGACGAGGCTACACACTACAAGAACGCACAGACAAAACGGTGGAAGACACTAAACAAACTAATCAAAGAAGACGATTGGTTGTGGATGATGACAGGTACACCCGCCGCGCAAAGTCCAGTTGATGCCTATGGCCTAGCTAAACTTGTGAACCCATTGGCAGTGCCGAGATTCTTCGGTGCATGGAGAGATATGGTCATGTGGAAAGTCACGCAGTTCTCTTACAAACCTAAAGAGACCGCCAAGGATACAGTGTTCCGCGCACTACAACCCGCGATCAGATTTACCAAAGAAGAGTGCCTTGACTTACCCGACATGATCTACACTAAGCGCTTTGTCGAGATGACACCACAACAGAAGAAGTACTACGAAACATTGCGCAAGCAGATGTTAATGCAGGTAGCAGGGGAGTCCGTGACTTCGGCCAACGCCGCGATCAACATGAACAAGCTACTGCAGATTAGCGCAGGGGCAGTATATACTGACGATGGAGATTCGATAGAGTTCGACATCAGGAGCCGATACCAAGCGTTGAAGGAAACTATTGACGAGAGTAGCAAGAAAGTAATTGTGTTTGTTCCGTTCCGACATACCATCGACATGTTAGTACAGAAGCTCCGAGGAGACGGCATCACGTCTGAGGTCATACGAGGAGATGTTTCTGCGTCTAACCGCACAGAGATATTTGACAGGTTCCAATCAAAACCTGATCCGAAGGTTCTAGTAATCCAACCACAGTCTGCCGCGCATGGTGTGACCTTGACTGCGGCGAATACAATAGTATGGTGGGGGCCTACTTCTTCTTTGGAGACTTACCTACAAGCTAACGCCCGTATTCATCGTGCGGGACAAGACCAAAAGTGTACTGTAATTCAATTAGCGGGGTCTGCCGCGGAAAAACGTATTTACCGCATGCTAGACGAGCGTATAAACATACACACTGCGATGATAGATTTATATAAAGAAATACTTGACTAACTACCATACAGTCGTATATGACAGTAAAACAAGTATAAAACGGAGAACAACATGGCTGTGTCAATAGACAAGTTAGTTAAGGCGTACACTAAGATACGTGACAAACGATCGGAGTTAACTTCCAAATATAAAGAGGAAGAGGGCAAACTCCGTGAGCAACAGGACAAGGTAAAACTTGCCCTGTTGGAATACTGCAAGGAACACGAAGTTGATAGTGTACGCACTGCATCGGGTTTGTTCTATCGCACTGTGAAGCAACGCTACTGGACGAGTGACTGGGAATCTATGCACAATTTTATTATGACTAATGAAGTCCCTGAGTTCTTTGAGAAGCGTTTAAATCAAACCCATGTACGTCAGTTCATTGAGGAAAACCCTGACCTAGTACCGGCAGGTCTCAATGTGGATTCTGAGTACGCAATATCTGTGAGGAAAAAATGAGTGATATTGAATCGCCATATGTGAATATAAATACTGTAGTGGACTACTTCCAAGTGTCCATATCTACAATTCGCAAGTGGGTATATACAGGTGAAATCCCTGCGAGTAGTTACATAAAGGTGGGTGATATCTACCGGTTTCGGCTCAATGAAGTGGAAGCGGCATTAGCTTCTAAAACCGACAAGGCTCAAAAAGAAGCCTCAAAAACAAATTCAGAAGGAGAATAGTACATGTCAGAAGTATCATTGTTTGGAGAAGGCAACTCCCTAGTAAGTAGCGACCTGTTTAAACAACTGCAGGAAGCCGACGATAATTTAGCCGGTGGCGGCGGTGGCGGCGGATCAAACCGTATCAGCCTACGTGGTGGTCGTTTCCGTCAAATGGTTAGCGGTGAGCAAGTCAATGTTAAGAGCGATGGTCTCTTGAACGTAGTCGTTATCAACGCGGCAAAGTTATCGCGTACATACTACGCAGGGGCATACGATCCTGAGAACCCAACTCCACCTGCTTGTTGGTCTCCCGATACACAAACCCCGTCTAAAGATGTACCTGCGGATACCCGCCAAGCGTCTCGTTGTATGGATTGCCCACAGAACATTAAGGGTTCTGGACAAGGCGAGAGCCGTGCATGTCGTTACAATCAGCGCGTTGCTGTAATGCTCGAAGGCGAGTACGATACTGTATACCAACTGCAGTTACCCGCTACGTCTATATTTGGCGAAGCTAAAGATGGTAAGATGGGCATGCAAGCATACGCTAAGTATCTTAAAGCTCACAAGACGCCGTCTATCGCTGTGCTTACACAGATGTATTTTGACGAAAACAGTGACACACCTAAACTGTTCTTCAAGCCAGTCCGTCCATTGACTGAGGAAGAACTAAATCAAGCTGTGTCCATGAAAGATAGCGATGACGCTATTAAAGCAATTACGTTGACTGTTTCACAAACCGATAAGGTAGAGACGAAACGTAATGGATCAGTGGCAAAGCAAGAGCCTGTACTCGACGATGCACCTGAACCTAAGAAGGTCGCCAAAAAGAAAGAGGTTTCTGCTCCCTCTCCTGACGAGGCCGATCTTGCTTCTATCGTAGACAACTGGGACGACTGAGGGGTCAGTCACCTAGTTTAACGATAGGCAGTCGCGGCGGGTTTGTTACCCTTTCGAGAGCCCGCCGCGACATATTTTTGGAGCAGAAACAATGAACAACTTAGACTTTTTAAAAGGATTACTCAGCGACTCAGGTCACTATTGCGTGTTTGCCGCTAAAGGTGATGTACGTATACAGAAGTTTTACGATACTATTGAAGACACAGAAAGAGCTACACGTAAGTTTATAGCAGACGGGCTGAACACATACTTTGCTTTAAGCACATTTAAAGAACCAACCAAGGATGCAGGTCGTAAAGGTACGAACGCACACGAGTTGAAGTCTTTCTTCCTCGACTTGGATTGTGGACCAACATACGAATACCCTACTAAAGAAGCCGCAGTATCCGCAGTGCGTGATTTCTGTAAGAAGTTATCCCTACCTAAACCCTTGATGATTAACAGTGGGCGTGGTGTGCATGTATATTGGCCTCTTACCGAAGCACTTTCGGCGGAGCAATGGGCTGTGGAAGCTGACAGATTAAAGCGATGCTGTTCTGAGAACGGATTACTTGCTGACCCTGCAGTCACTGCTGACGTGGTACGTATACTACGTATGCCAAACTCAAAGAACTATAAAGAAGAGCCGCCCTTACCAGTAGAGTTCCTTGGTGTATCTATGCCAGAACCTATTGCGTTAGAAGACTTTACATCTAAGCTAGGTGTACTAGCGAAGCCAGTTATCAAGATTGACTTGGGTACTGACGCTCTTTACGAAGCCTACGCCGAGAACAGCGAGAATGTTTTCAAGACAATTATCAAGAAAACTGTAGAAGGTCGAGGATGCGGGCAGTTAAAGTATATTGCCATGAACCAAGCAGAAGTTAGCGAACCTCTGTGGAGAGCGGGGCTATCTATTGCAAAGTTCTGTAGTGACGGGGACATGGCCGCAGTAAAGATATCAGAGAAACACCCTGCATACAACGAAGCAGATATGCGCAAGAAGATGGACGAGATAAAAGGCCCATACACCTGTGCGCGTTTCAACGACCTTAACGAAGGTACATGTGAGAACTGTCCTTTATGGAACGAGATCAAATCGCCGATTGTACTGGGTAAACGTATTCGGGAGTCCGAAGGTGAAGTGGTGGTGTCTGCACCGATATTAAAGGCAGGGGTAAAGAAGTCCGAAGACTTTGAGATACCAGAATATCCTAAGCCCTACTTCCGTGGAGCGGCGGGTGGCGTATTCCTACGCAGTAGTAACTCTGACGGGGACATCGAAGAAGAGGTTATATACCATCACGACATTTATATTACTCGGCGTCTGCATGACATCGAGCTAGGTGAGACGCTAGTGTTTCGCTTACATCTACCGCGAGACGGTGTGCGCCAGTTTAACGTGCCTCTTACGAGTATAACTTCCCGTGAGGAGTTCCGTAAGTGCATGGCAAAGGAAGGCGTAACTGCATTTGGAAAGGGTACAGACAAACTTATGGCATACACAACAAAATGGGTTGACGAGCTACAGCGTACAACTGTAGCCGACGAGGCGCACCGACAATTTGGTTGGGCAGACGACAACATGGAAGCGTTCGTATTAGGCGACAAGCTAGTCACTGCGACAAGTACTGACTTTAATCCATCTTCTTCTAGTACAGCAGGGTTAATGGATTCGTTTGAGGCTAAAGGCACCCGAGAAAAGAACCTTGAACTGTTAGAGTTCTACAACAAACCAAACTACGAACTGCATCAATACGTGGTTGGCGTTGGTTTCGGCTCACCTCTCATGGCCTTGACGGGTTTAAACAGTATGTCTATCCACCTATACGGCGGTTCGGGCGTAGGTAAAACTACTGCGCAGATGGCGGCAATCGGTATATGGGGTAGCCCTGACGATCTGATGAACAAACCAGAAGATACACATAACTCTCGTATGCTACGTGGTGAGGTGATGCACAACATACCCTTGGTGTCGGACGAGATGACTAACGTAAGTGGTGAACAGATGTCTGACTATGTTTACCAAGTGTCCGGTGGTCGGCAGAAAAACCGTATGTCTATGAACGGCAACACGGAGCGCGCACGGGGTAAACCTTGGCAACTGCTCGCGTTAAGCTCAGGCAACACAAGTGCATGGGAAGTACTGGGTCGTCACAAAGCATCGCCGAAAGCAGAGATGTATAGGATGTTTGAGATACGTGTTAAAAAGATGGATTTCGTTAAAGGGGACAACACTGCTACAGCCTACCTTATAAACGACTTTAAGAATAACTACGGGCATATAGGCGTAGAGTATATCCAATGGGTTATAAACAACAAAGAAGAAGTACGTCGTATTGTTGAGTCTGTACGTACACGTCTAGACAAAGCGGCTGGACTTAGCACGGAGCATCGGTTCTGGTCTAACGGGAACGCGGTTATTATCGCAGGGCTTATCATCGCTAATAAGTTAGGTCTTGTTAACTACGATGTCAGTACTGTGTATAAGTGGGTTGTGGGTGAACTGCTTTCTCGAAACAGCTACGTCAGCGATACAGGTTCGTCTGTTACTCAAACACTAAACAACTACTTGTCAGAAAACTTCAACAACTTGCTGAAAATCGAAAGCACTGAAGACCTTCGTGGTAGGAACGAGAATGGCCTAGATCAACTTGTACCTGTCGGGGCATCACCTAAAGGCCATCTGGTTGCACGTTACGAGCCTGATACGAAGCTACTATTCCTGCGGATAAAACCGTTTAAAGAGTGGTGTGTAGATCAGCAGATAAACTATCAAGGTATTGTAGACGACTTAAAGAAAAAGTTAGGCGCAAAGCGTACCAAGAAACGACTTACTAAAGGCACTGACTTTAACCTACCGCCGGATTGGGTGCTAGAGATGGAGTTTGCAGAGATGGAGCAAGATAATGATGGATCAGAAGGTATTGAAGGTTGACGATTTAAACCCTGATGGGTTACGAATCACTGTTGACTGGGAGGACATGAGTGTGGGGGCATCCATATTCGTGCCTTGTGTCAACACTGAGAAGGGTAAAGAGCAATTAAATAAGGTCGCAAAACGTAAAGAATGGAAGTTTGATACGCAAACCTGCATAGAAGACGGTAAATTAGGTTTACGTACGTGGCGTACTGTGTAACAATACTGGTACGACGTTCGCCTGTGAATGTTGTTCTCAACCTGAATACTTGCCCCTGCTTCGGCGGGGGCTTTTTTATTCGTACTCTTCGAAGCTCTTACGCATAGCGTCTGTGTACACGATACCGTTGACCATTTTACCGGTTGTTGTGAGGAACCCGCTGAGAGACTTCTTCAACGCTTTGCCATCAATCGCATCTTCCTTATATTCTGCAGGCAAGGATTGGTTGAACTCTCGTATATCTTCGCGTATCTTGCGAACCGCTTCTCTATCACCTTGAGTTTTAGCCATGTTATGCCGACGTAATAACTTACGGCGTCTTTCATCCACAGCGTTTTGTCTACGCCGCTCACTGCTGTTGATCTTTAAATTTTCTACATAGTCTGCGGGTGCGAAGCCTAACAACTGCATGAACGAGTTGTATGGGTTTATATCATCTACGATTGGGTTGCCCCGCATCGTGTTCGCCCCTTCAGTAGAGAACCTTTGGAACTTACTTATGTTGCGCATAGCGGCAGGTGCCATAGCCTCAAGCCCACGTTGAACTTCACCTTCTTGTAAAAGATCATATCCTCGCTCAACACTCAAGCCTACACCAACAACAGGGCCGCCTAGCTGTTCTATAAGTGTGTAGAACCTGCTCTGGTCTTTGTCGATAAACGGCTGGCGATATAACAGGCTGTTCATAGACACACGACTAGCAATATCCACGCCTAGTAGTTCGTTAGCTAACCCATCATACAACGTACCGGGTAACATCTTACGCATCATAGCTTCGAAGTCGTCTTCGTCATCATCAGCAAACATATCGTAGATTGCGGCAGCTGCACCCATCAAAGGTAGCCCAGCGACACCGGCCAATGACCCAGTAGTTACCATAAAGTACGCAAGTTGTTTCCGTGCAATCTTACGGATGTCTGGGTCTGCTTCGGCTAGTGCTTGGTCTACTAAGTGTGCCATGAAGTAATATCGAGACACCGCGAACCGTTTAAACAAGAAGGCTACGTTACCCACGGGCTTCTGCGCCCACACCGGACGACCTGCGGAAGCCGTGGAACCTAGTGTTAATTCCGTAGTTTTCATAGCTTTCTGCGCCGCTGCATCGTAATCGGCTTGGGTCGCTGGCTTTTTACCATTATCAGTACGGTTGTTTAACTCTAAGTCATATGCAGCCATTAACGATATTTGGCGTCCAAATCGCTCGCCGTGATGCACAAGGAACCCGCTTACTTGGTTCATCTTAGCTAAAACATCTTTGCGGTTAGTTAGGTCCACATGCTCTTGATCTATACTTTGGTTAAACATACCTCTAGCACCGGCTTGCTCAACCAATGTCTTATATCTTAAAATATCTTCAGGTGTGTTTGGATCGTCGAAGTTATAGTTATCAAACCCTTTGTTATGCTTACCGAGCTGTACTTCTCGTATCTCTGGCTTTCCGTCTGCACCCATAACAGTAATCATCTTTGTAGATGGAGACCCCATGAACAACTTCGTTGCTCGAGATATAGCTGATGTAGCTTTCCCTCCACCGTACTCCCCAGCTAAATAAGGATGTACCGCCATAGGTATATCAAACATTATGTTAAAGGCAGACGATATATTAGCCCCCATCGTCCAGCCGAAACCCATAGAAGTAGCGATTTGTGACCACCGTGCCATTGATGGAGCTTGAGCAAACTCTGCAACTTGGTCTAGCTTCTCCGCTATATCCATAGTGTCGAGTCGTTTTAGGTAGTTGCCATCTGTAAGTTTGTTTCGGAAAACCTGTATCTTTGCGCCGTATTCCAACTGCACAAGTTGTTTTTCAATACTTCGAAAGTTATCACGAAATGTTTCTGCGGGATCAACTTCCATTCCCGGCATACCAGATGGAGTAACATCACCCAAGGCACCTAGAATACCGCGTTTACCTTCGCTACGCTCTTTACGACTGCGAAACGACTGCATGAACGAGCGTTCTGGAATTGCATCTAAAGACAGGTCAATAATTCTATCTATAGCTTGTGGGTCTACCCCCGCCACCTGTAGAGCCTGCAACACTTCAAACACAAATGAGGAGGTTGGGGCTTTACCATAGTCCCTCTTTGCTTCCCGCTTACCAACTTCAATATTGCTGACCTCATCACCACGTCCAATACTTTCTAAGTATTTAACGACGTTTTCCTGTGCTTGCAGCATGTCTTTTTCAGATGTGTAGTACTCAGTAAACACTTCTAGACCACCATTCCTAAGAGGATCAGGGGCATTGTATGATAGTCTAAAATCTCCATCACGACTTAGTTTAAAGTAGGGGCGGATGATACCACCTTGAGCGTGTAGTAGGTCAGATAGTTTTTCGAAAGCAGTTTTCTGAGCTTCTGCATCTATACCCAAGGAAGCGATACGCGCTCTAATGGCAGGCATAATACGGTCCTGCGCGGCCTCACCCATATCACGAGTAATTTTATACAGGTCTTGCCCTTGTTTGCCGAGTAACTCGTATTCGTCGTTTAAGGTTTTCCAGAGTGCCTTCTTTTCGTCAGACGGTTCACCTGCTTTTTTAGCTTTTGACCTCGGCATGTCTTGACCACCGAACTTTTGCTTCAAATCGTCATTTAATTTTTTAATCTCTGCGTTCCGCTTTTTAACGTCAACAAAAGATTTCATAACCGTTCTTTCAGTTACCATGTCGTAGTAGGATAACCAGTACTTATCATACGTGCTTTGCGGTCGGGCAGGATCAACTTCGTCTTGCGTAGCACGGTTCATCAGTGCCTGCATCCTATTGTACCCTTCAGGGTTCGCGTTGCGGTAAGCTCTGTAGTCGTTGTATAGTACGTCCACAGGCTCGAATGATTTACGCAGTGCGCCTGATGTTTGGTCGATTAAAACGTTTAACTCATTAGCAAAAGGTATTCTATCTTCAGCTAATCGTGCCAAGTTGTTTACAGGCTGTACTGCAAGTACCCACTGTTTTAACTTACGAGGCGTGTTCTCGCTAATAAAGTCTCTTGCTTGTTCGTAACGACTTTTGTCTCCCAACGGCACTGCTGTAACGTGCTTACGTAACAACTCGGTTGCGCCTTTTGCAGTGCGTCCCAGCAACAACATGTCAGGTACTGCTCGTGTATCCGGTGCTGGAGTAAGTAACCCCATAACTAAACGATCTATATCGTCGAGCGGTGATTCTGGGGGTTTCGGCTTAAACCCTAGCATCTTGCGGAAAGCTCGCATGACTGCACTTGCAAACTTCTTCCACCCTGCCATTTTGCCGCCGTCTACACTCATAAGAGCTAGCGCTCTTTGGAACTCAGGATTACCGAACGCCTCTGCAACAAACTCGTCTAAGTTTTTCGTACCGTACACGTCGCCAAGTTGCGCTCTCGCCGCTTCAAGAAGTGCTTGCAACTGCTTAACTTCTGGTAAATTAGGGTTAGCTAAAGATGCTGAAGTAACCGCGTGAGCCATCTCGTGTAAAACAGTATGCACGTTCATACCATTGTTAGCGTCTATAAATACTGTGTTCGTTGCGGGGCGGAACATACCAGCCGCTTTGCGTCCTACCATTGTAGATAGATCGTCAACTACTTGCACTTGTGTAGTACCAATAGTTTCGGCCAACTTACCCGCAATCTGACGAACACGCTCTACTGGGTTTGTAGCGGCTATCGCATTAAGAGCAAACTGTAAGTCACCTCTTTGCAGTGCGTTCTGTATACTAGGTAGCAGTGCTTGGTCTAAACCATGTACCGGATCAGCGAGTAAGAAGCCCAAATCTCGTGAGTGCGCATAGCCATCATACAGACCCATAATTTCTTCGCCTGATATAACTGATTTAGCTTCAGGGTCATACACTATCCTTGTAGTTTGCGGTAGGACGGTAGATACTTTATTATTTTCTCTAAGCTGAAGACCCGTGCCGATAAGATATGATTCAAACGCAGTGCGACCTCTAACCGGTGTAGTTACGCGGAATAATTCCTCGCCTGACTTCAATGTAGTTGTTTTAACATCGCTAGCCATAGAACTGTCTAATGCAAGAGTTTTGTTTATCCGTTCGTTTGCAACTTTCAAACGTTCTGCAGCTGCGATTTCTTTTGCATCTTTGTTTTGCTGCTTTTTAAACGTCCTATCTATACTTTTCTGTATTGATTTAGCGGCATTGACCACGCCTATGTAGGCATCAGACGGATTAAACTTAGAAGTATCACGGTTAGCCATACGGCGGGCACGTATCATCTCTTGGATAGCACTGTCAGACATGTTTTCGTGAACCCAACGACGTGCGTTCATAGCCGCGGGCTGTGTTATACCATTATAGAAAGCAAACTGTGCAGGAGTATAATCTTTCTTAATAGTTTGCGTAGCCCCGATAGTCGCTTGCGAACCGATTTCAGCTAGGGCATCAACAGGTCTACGGAATCGTTTGAAGAATAACTTAGCTTTTTGAGCTGGTTTGTTCCCTTTAAGGGCAGTGTCCGGAGTAGTGAGGAGTTCAATAATACCTTCTTTATCCACTGCGGTAGTAACTTCAGGGGCAGCTTGTGCGTCTATCTGTGTATCGTGATACTCTTGTAACCCTTCTGAACGACGCCCGTCTTCGAATAAGGCGTCAAGTTTAGCCTGAGCTTCTTGGTTGCGAGTATCTTCAGTGGCTTGTAGTTGCTCTTGTGATACTGCTTCCCCTTGAATTTCATTGGGGGGTGTCGGTGCAAGTGCTGTACCTTCGTTTAGTACGGGCATAACGCGGCGCGGACTATCTTCATCAACACCTTCTACTACTTGCTCGTCAACTTGCTCTGTAAGGGCTTCAACAGCTTCTGGGGCAACATCTTCGGCTTTGTCTTGAATATCTACTTCAACGATCTCGTTGCCGAAATGTATGTTTCTGCCTCCTCCCGGAGCATTGTTCTTATCGTTTAAAATCTCTACAGGTATAAGACCTACTCTGGGCTGAACCTCAAAAGTAACAGTTTCACTAGCATCGGAGCCAGCCTTCTTTTGATTCTTCCCTGTGCCATAAGATTTTAGATGTACAAGTTTAGCTTTGTTGTCGCCAATAGTGGTAAACTGCACAGGCATTTCTTCGTTTTGGAATAAACCACCTACTTTAGCGGCTTCCTCATACGGCATGTATATAGTCCTACTTACACGAGGCTGTATTCCTGCACCCTTACCATATTTTTTATCTCGTATTGTAGTTGCGTCAGGGTACAGATCGTAGATAGAACCTTTCTCTACACTACGCCCCTTTTTCAAAGTCCTAAATCTGCTTACAGGATCGTCTTCTTGTTGGGCTGCGGCTTCTTCTAGTGTATTGAACTCTGGTCCCGCTGGTCCTCCAGACTCATCAACATTTGACAAATCTGTTCCCACTGGCCCGAGGTTAGATGCTGTAGGTTTTCCGGAATTTCCACGTTTACCTGACTCATCTCCGACGTTTGCCACGCCGTCTCCACTACCCGAAACGCCTCCTCCAGCTCTTTCGTTTCCAAGTTCAGATTGTCCATCTGTATCTCCTAACAACGCCCTTACTTTAGCCTTTGTGTCGTCGGAAGTACGAGAGTTTTTTAGGTACTCCTCTAACTGTTCTTTTACTTTAGGATCAGTAATGGGTAAGCCAAGTATATTCTTATTTTTATTCTTACGTAAAGAGGAGCTTTTAATTATGCCTAGCTCGTCAAACAGCTCGTCAGTTACAATAATTTCTTCAGTGACGGGTGTCACTGTACGAGTAGGGATTATGCTTTTACCCTCGCCAAACGCACCAAGTGTAGCTCGTGTACCACCACCGATTAGACCACCTGCAATGGCGGCTTCACGATACTCTGCAATGGCATCGTCACTATCAATAGGTAATCCAGCTTGCGCACGTTCTAGCATTTGTTGTCCGACTTCAGTCAAACTTTCAGTACCAGCACCGCCTGTAGCACGAGAACCTGTACGTGTGAGTACGCCTTTCCAACCTTCTTTAGTAGAACCAACCGGTTTTAGTAACTTAAACCCACCTAGCAATAACTTGTCTGCAACACCTTCAAGTGCCGCTTGGCCGAAAGTAGCGGTCAGCGCATCGCCTACATCGACTCTATCTTTTGTACCTCTAGCTACTTCGTCCTCTTGACGTTGTATGTTGTTACCAAACAGAATCGGAGCGGTTACAAGACCAGCAGCTGTAGCACCAACAACAAACGGCGCAGCTGCACCCAAAACAGGAGCCGCAACAGGAGCCGCTAGAGTACCTAACGCCGCCGCGCCAAGACCAAGACCTAGTTGTGTACCTTGCTCACCAATAGTTTCACCTGCGAATGTCAACGCCGAGCCAAAACCATCAACGTCTGTAGACTGTAGTCGCTTAGGTTGTTCAAGGGACAAGAGCCCAAGTTGTTGGCCAGCACGTTCTTCTACACCGGTACCATACTTCTCAAGAAACCCAAGGCCAGTCTGCTCTCCGATAGTGCCGATAGTCTCACCAACAGCTTGCTTAACTTGTTGGAAACCCCTAGCACCGCCACGACCTAACGCAGTGCCATCGTCCACGTATAAGTCTTCGCCGTACCTATCTTTGTATGCTTTAAGGTCTTCTTCTCTATCACGCTGAAGAATCTGCGCTATTTTAGCAAACTCTACGTCTGAAGGATTTTCTCCGGATATAGTAAAGTCGTAACCTTTACCCGTTTGGGAGTCTACGTATTGGAAAATACCCATTTATTTAACCTATTTAGTTTCGTAATCGTATGCAGTGTTTTTACTACCTGTAGGGTTAACGTTAATGTTAGCACTACGGTATGCTTGTCTTATAGCCTGTTCTAACTCAGCTATTCGGTCGTTTATTCTTTCACGAGCTACTCTATCAGGATCGACCATTTTCCCCGTGCCAAATCCTAGAATCGACGATTCTTCAGGTTCTCTAAGCGACTCACGTTCTGCTACTAGCGCCTCTAGCTGCTTTCGCATATCTGTAAGGTACGCCCCAGTAACGGGTTTGCGCATGCCTGCTTTTGCTTTGGCTAGCTGAATCGACGTTAAGTCTTTATATGCAGATAGGCCAGCTTGCCCTGCTTTACCAAAGTCACCTGTACTCATTAACGTAAGGCCAGCTTGGGCTAGCGCCAACCACTGATCTTGATTTAGCTTACTTGCACCGGCCTTAAATGACTTGTCATCGGATGTTTCAACCGGAGCCTTTTTAACACTCGCAATACCTACTTTTGACATAGCCTCATCTTCATCCGCTATTCGTTTAGCTCTTTCGGCGTCGTCTTTCTTCTCCTGCATCTTAACTTCATAAGGGGTCGGCGGAGCGAACACCTCGGCTGCAGCACCCATAGCGTTACCTTGTCTCTCAGCTGCGTTAAACCTAGCGATGTTGTTGTTGGTTTGATCGCGCTTCTCTTGCGCTCTTTTTTCCACGTCTATAAAATACTGGTCAAGTCCGCTGGGGTTGTTGGGGTCACGCATGAACCCACTAAAAGCAGATTGCCCTTCATATCTAGGGAATCCCTTAGAAGCACGGTCAAGAAAAGGGCCGACCCCTTCCGCTATTCTTTCTACAAAGCCGGGATTTTCTGGGTCACGGCCATACCCACCATAGATAGAAGTGGCGTTAGGGTCTAAGATTTGACCTAAGCCCATGCCTCCTTGCACCTGCTGTCCGGGGTATGCTTTAGGAACAAAATTTGGATCAGCGTTTGGATAAAATTTATCTAACTCAGTAGTCTTAATAGCATCAGGAGCATATAGCCCTTGCTTCTGTGCTAGTATAGCCTGTGCGACTTCGTCCGGAGAGTTAGAAGTTTGGTTTATCGGGTTAGTCGTAGGATCGTTAAGTAACTTAGAAGTTTGGTTCAACTGCCCAGAGAACTTTAGGCCATAATCCCTTAAAGTCGTGCCGTTGGAATCCGCTGGGTTATACTCACCCCCAGATTCTATAAACTGACGCATACCACTTTTACCACCTAAATGAGCCATAGCCATGATGCTGTCGTCGTTAATTAACACACCATTAATTGTTTGCCCCTTATACTCATCCAAGCCTGTGCCACTTGCATAGTCCGAAATATCTTTTTGGTGCCATTGGACAACTTCTTCTTGTAGAGCTGGAGTAGCTTTAAACTGCTCCATAGTAAAATCTTTACCTGTCGCGTCACGAAAATCTGTTAGCCTATCTTCTCCAAACTGGTACTTACCAACAAAACCTTCACTGTTCTGTGCGTTATACCCCCCACTTCCTTGACTCTCACTCTCGCCAAGCTGTGTTAACATGCTAGAGGATAAAGACGCTGCAATCCGAGCAAGTTCTTCTGGGTTGTCTTTGTACTGTTCGTATAAAGCTGGATTGCTTACTTTTAATCTTGCAATAGCGCTCATATCATCACCTGACACAAACCCACCGGGGGCTAGGCGCATAATGCCACCCTCAGCCATACGTTGAGGTTGATTAGGTTGTCCGGGTAGTTTCGATGCTTGCATGTTCGACACGCCTGTATTCTGTGTCATGTCTGTTTTAGGAGCCATAGACTGTGCAACTTGTGCAATACCTTGTTGTGGTACGCCCGCCGCAGACACAGCTTCCTGAGCAACAGTAGGTTGCATTAATCCTTCTTGTCGCTGTGCATCTGATCGCATACGCTTTCGACGCTCAATCTCACTCAACACCATGAACTGAGGCGCAGAACCCGTAGGCATTTGCATTTCTCTTATCAACTGTTCTTCGGAGAAGTTCTTTAGTTTGTCTTGAGTGTCGATCATATTAAGCATTATGCGAAAGCCTTATATAGAGATAGTCCAGTTAAACCTGCACCAACCGCTTGCTGTGCCGCGCCGGGTTGTTGTCTAGGAGTAGTCGTAGTGCTTGTTCCTGACGTTGAACCCGTTGCAGCAATAGGCATACCAGATAAGATACCCGTCATATTACCAATCTGCTCACGAGTGTAGCCTTGCTGTTCAAGGAAGTTAGCATAGTCTAAATCGAGCCCTGCTTGACCTTCAGCTTGTATGTCTTGGCCTACGCCTTCACGCAACTGCTCGTTCTGTATTTGTGTCTGCCGTTCAATCTCACCCAAACGAGTAAGCTCTGTACCCATACCAGCACCGGCTCTAAGTGCCGCAAGTCCTTGCCCTGCACCGAATTGATCCGATGCTTCTTGACCTGTTTGTACTCGTCCAAGCTCTGCGGCTTGTCGTTGCTCTGCGGTCATCTGTGCGGCTCTATCGGCACCGAACTGTTTCGATGCAGCGTCAAATGCACTCTGTGAGCCTTTGGCTTGGATGTTAGCCAACTGACCTAGTAGTTGTTCTTCCGCTAGACCTTGTTGTACTGCTTGTCGTGACCCACCGAAAGCACCGGCTTGGACTGCCTTAGCATCTCTAGCACCCTGTAAACGATTAAAGTCTGTGACCGCTGCTTCTTTTTGCTGGTCTGTCACTAGCTGTTGATACGGAGACATGTACTGAGATACGTTGTCACCAGTAAACATAGCTGGGTCAGAGTAGCCAAACTGTGAATAGTTGTCAGCGTTGTAATTACCAAGCTCAGTAGCACGATCCATGCCTGCAGCAGCGTAGTCTTGTGCATCTCCAAGTCCAGAAACTCCGGTATCGGCTATGCCCAGCATGTTATCACGAGATGCGGTTACATTCGGATCGGTTGCCGCTAGGCGATCACCCGTGTAGGCCTCATACGGTTTGTTAAACTCTGCCTCTGCTTTGGCTATGTTGCGCTCAAAGTAAGGCTTCGCCCAATCTGGTAAATCTGACTGAGTAGTTGTCTGCCCAGTAGTTTGATCGTATACAGTTTTACTGCCACCACACATAATTTAGCTCCTTACGCTGTTCTAGCTGCAAGCTCGCGTATAACACGCGGTGCATTATCTTCGGATTCGTTTATAGTGTCGAGAAACCCGCCACCGTACATCTTTTCAAGTGCTTTTGCAGTTTTTGCACGGAGTACATATTCTCCATCTGCAAGTAACACATCTTCCTGTCCTTCAAGGGACGCAGGTACTTTGTCGTCAACACCAGAACCATCGCCCGGCCCGTTGACTTCACCAGCTTCACCATTAGCGAAACGCTCTATTGTATCGTCTAGCTCGCCAGACTGTACTGCCTCAACTAAGTTTTTAAGAGCTTCTTCACCGTAGGTAGCTAAGAATTTACCTAACGCAACGGATGCTTCCTCTTTAGACATATCACCTTTTACAGCTCTAACTGCATCGACTATATCAGTCTTCTCATTACCACCTTCTTGTGGGACAGCTGCAATACCTTCTTGTGGGACTACTTCAAGCTCACCACCCGGTGCAAAACCTCTCACTGAGCCTAGAATGTTCTGTGGGAAAGTGCCTTGATCGACGATATTCCTTTGAAGTTCTGCGAAACCTTGGAAGTTATTGGGTCCACGAGGATCGGGTCTAGGCTGTGCCATAAACATGCTCGAGAGTCCGCCACCAGCAGTAGGAAGAACTCCACTGTTACTAAATGTCTGCCGTTCTTTCATGTTGACTTCTTCTAGAAAGTTATCCTTCTTTTGCTCAAAGCCAGCATCGCCGTATTCACCCTCTAGGTAGTTACCGTACTGCTTTAAAGGCTCGCTATACGCAGGTCGTCGCATTTTAAATGCTGCATTTGCTGATAGCATTTGACCCGGATACCCACCGCCGCGCATCTTTGTTACTTGGCTTTGTTGGTACTCAAGTAACTGTGCATAGCTTGGGTTGATTATGAATCTAGGAGACATCGGATCGTTAGGGTCGTAGTCAGGATTTGGAATCGGCTCAAATGCACCTTCTGCAGCTGCCGCACTCATATTAGACATAGCTGGCCCTGCTGGCCCTGCAACTGTAGGTGTAGCTACTGTTTGTCTAACTCTATCGTCATTATTGTCAGAGCCATCTGCCATAGACCGCCCAGCTTCAACAGCTTTCCGTTTTTGTTCGAGCATGTATTTTGATCGTTCTTCAGCACTGCTAAACTCCGGACCTGCAAAAAAGCCTCCGGGTTGGAACATACCTTTAAAACCACCATCGTTTGTTGTACCGTAATGTACGCCTTTAGTATAGGTACTTGGGTCTCCCATTCCCCCCGGAACTATGCCTGAAGCAATCCCCGTAGCGCCTTGTATAGTACTGCCGTTACGCCCGCTCAGTATACCGGTATTAACATTTGTATTTGCTGCAGAAACGTTTCTTCTATCCCTGTTACCGTCACCGCCACCGGAGAACAAAGCGTTTTTTACAGCGTTCCCGCCTATACCAAGAGCTACACCACCAAGTCCACCAGTCAGCCCGCCAATAACAGCTGCCCTAACTATGCCATCGTTATATGCTTTAGTTTCGCTTTTCGGCACAAAGAACGACCCCGTGTCATCGTTATTGCGTACAAGGATATTTCTGTCTCGCTCTTCGTTAGGGTTTGAGGATACTGCTGTATAAGTATTCCTAGCCCTATCGGCAGTTAACACACCGTCTCGATACGAAAACCCGTCGTTCGGAGTGATAGCGTTGGCTAACTTTTCTCCAGCACTGTTGCCAGAGCCTTTTTTCTTGTCGTTATCTTTATTGTTTGATCCGCCTAAGTCACCGCCGCCACACATGTAAAAACCCTTTTTCTTAAACTTGTTGTGTTATTCTACTACACGTTGCTTATAATTTCCACCCACAACATTATATCCTAACTTTTGTAACATTGCACCGGTTTTACCGGCACTTAAACCACTAGAAACACCCATGTATATCTCTGCGGCTTTACGCTCTTTAGCCCATTTTTCAAAGGCTCTCAGCAACTGCAGTCCAACGCGAGAACCTCTACTTTGTGTAGACACATACCACACTGTGTCGGATGCTATCAAGTCAGTACCGAAATAATGTTCGCCTATAGACCCAAGAAGAATACTATTAGGTACGCCATTAGCAGTGCCAATGTATGCAAAACGTGTGTCTGGGTTAGTCATAAAGTCATATATTAATCGACCACACTTATCTGGGTCGTAGTTAAAATGCCTATAAACACTTTCTTGGTGCATCTGATAGCCAAGATCAATAGCCGCAGGTACATCTTTTGGTTCTATAGGACGTATAGGCATACTAGCTTAACCACCCATGTATCTTATTAGTTTGCTCTATACGGTCGTCTAACCCATGATACCCACCATTAACACGCTTAGTAATCCGTTTGATTACATCCTCGGTTACACCTTCGTCGGCGATATCAAAGAGTTTGTTCTTCTTAAAGAACCACAACGCTGTCTCAAACGCATAGTCTGTAGCAGCTAGGTCGGGGTCAGTCATTACATCAGGTAAACCCATATCACTAGAGAAAGAGCGGTAATTTGCCTTACCGGTTAATTGTAAAAATCCTCGACCGATAAAATCTTTAGCATCTTGCTCCGTGAGGTTTCCAAGTGATTTACGTAAGTATACTTTCCCTGCAATCTTACTAGGCTGTCTTTCGTACTCTTTGGCTTCTTCTTCCGTAAACCTGCTAGGCCAAGTTCTCATAAGAGCTTCCCAACCGTAGTTTAAGTTTTCTCGGCAAAGTCTAAAGCCGCCGCTTTCGTGCGCGGCTTGCCCCAGTAAGTGCGCCCCATGTTCAGGAGACAACTCGTAGTGAGATACAATAGCACGGGCTGTATTTGGCCCGAAGCCTCCGTCGGGTGTAACCCCACATTTCTCTTGCAGTAGTTTTAAAGAGTCACTCATTTTGTAATTCCTTGTTTCTTCTCGTAGCTGCGGAGTCCGCCCAATCCTAACATTCCCATCATCACAGTCATCAAGCTACCCATATCAAACTCTGGTAACGCAGGTATGTCAACTCCAGCAGCAGTTACACCAAAGACTATAAGAGGTTGCAACACAAAATGGTAGGCAAAAGCAACGCCACATACCCAACCTATGAATGGTCGCCACCCACCTTTGAACAAAGAACCCGATGCAGCTTCGGCTTTGTTTATCTCTAACTGCCCCATTAAGGCTTGCTGGGCATGGTTATCGGACATTGTGGCAATCTCATGGGCTAACTTGGCCTTTTGATCTTTGTCCTCAATAACTTTGTCTAGTAGGCCAGTGACAGGCCCTACCAAATTACTTACTAAACTCATCATTAGTTATTTTCCTTCCCTTTTGTGTAGGCTTCTTTACCATAAAATGCGGCAACTATAGCAGCTACAGAAACAAAATACACACCAGCGATAGAAGCTAGCGACTTCATGGCTTCGTCGAGACTAGCCAAGTTACAAATAATTATTGCAAAAGGGTACAACAACATGCCGAATAATGCAAACCATGCCATCTGTCTTTGGGCATCTCTTTGAGCATCCTCATCAGCCATTTTAAGACGTTTGTCTTCTAATGCTAATTTATCCCATTCGGCTTGGTCTATTGTACCGCTACCATCTAAATCGGCTTTGTCAAATTCTGTCATAATAATCTCCTAATCTGCAAGGGGGTTGTCTAATGCCCGCTGTAGTTTGCCCATTAATTTATCTTCTAACTCTTTCATATCGCCACTTTGGGATACTCTAACACGTTCTCGTTGATTTTCGAAGCGAACTTCTGCGTTATCAATCATAGTACGAACCTTGTCTTCAGATTTACGCACCATATCCTCTATACGATCTGTCTGTTGTTCTATGCGTAGTATATCATCCTTCAAGCCGTTCTTGATATCACGACTGTACTCCACAGATTCTTCTACCTTATCAGCGATACCCGTGACTTTTGCATCCATGACATCCATCGCTTGTTGGTACGCACCTAGGTCTAGCCCTGCGACCTCCTCGATCTTTTGGTACATAACAAACCCACCGTACAGACCACCTACCACTGTAGATAAGAACGCAAGTATAGCCATGATAGAACCAAACGACATCTTCATGCCACCGGTCTTAAACTCACGATCTGCGAGTCCATCAATGTTATCGGCTATCTTGGTAGTATCCATTAGTTCTCAAACTCCATCTCTCCACCGGCGTTCTGTAAGTTTTTCAATGCTTCTAGCTCGTCTCGTAGCTTTTGTATCTCTAGCCTACGTTGCGCTAACTCTATTTGGTAAAGGTCGTCGCAGTTAATACGAGCCTTGGGTTTATCCAAGGGTATGACTATACGTGCGTACACGCCTATGTCCTTGCCTCTACTCACTGTATTTAGCCCTGATAGTACACCTGTTACGCCATACTCTAAGTTTACACCACCACCTACAGCATTACTGCACCGTGTAGTACCTGTTGAAAACGAATCCGATTGATAGTTCATCGGAGGGCTCGGCAACGCAAGAGAAAGAGAGCTACTGTCTGCTACAGCAGAACTAGATAACAAGCAAAGAGCTAATACTAATCTCATGCAGGTTCACCATCTAACCTTGAGCATATCCTAGAAGATATAAGAGTTCTTGATTGGTTAGTCTTCCTTACCTTTGACGTTGTGCATAGGTATACAGCTTCGGGCATATCTCTTTTTCTTATGTAGACATCAAAAGCTTTATGCTCTTTGTACTCAACTTTCATAATCCTATACGTTGTAGAAAAAGGTATATTCATCCAGTTTAAATCAAACAAATCAATCTGGTAATACCTTATCTCTTCTCTTGAATTAAAGAGAGACATCTCTACCTTAACCACGTCCTTGACGTGAGACATCTTTACTTCTGGGTATGCGGGGGTCATCTCATGCGGAATTGCACAAGTCCCCCAAACCAAAAAGGCTATGGTTATCCTACTTAGCAATGCAACTTGCCTGCACTACTGCCGTGTAATTGCCACCGGGTAAGGGTTTAGCTGAACCATACGTAGCACTAGAAGCAGTAGAGAACCACGTCGATCCTGCTAGTGTTAAGTTGAAGTTTGTAGTGTTTCCCACAACTGTCTTAGCGGCTTCGTAGGCTGACATCCCAGAGACAGACGTTTGTGTAACGCTTGTGCTACCTGTCCATGCAACTGTGTCAGATAAGGAAGGCGATGAGCTAAAAGCTGTTGGGTGTGTTATACTAGCTATATAAGCATCTGCTATTGAAACGTCATACCTCATTATAGGTAGGACACCTCCGTCTGCAGGGGTAGTGCTTAACTTACTAGCAATAGGGTTGCCGTACGCCCCTGCTTTAGTTGTTTGAATAACACATTTAGCTTCTACGCTACCTGTGATCTCGACGTTAGCTAATGCAGGAAACGCGAATAGCGAAAGTATCGCAATAGAATATTTCATATTAAACCTCATTTGTTATACTGCATATCGACCATTTGTTCGTGCAGAATCTGTTGTGCTAAGTTATTACGCAAGGCTTTCTTGTTGTCAGCTATCTCTGAATCAGCAAGACCGGGGGCGTCAGCATACACGCCTCCATTGATAGACGCATTGTAGTACATAGCTATATTAGTCTGTTGGTTAATAGCCATAATAATGTCATCTTGTCCTTGTGTCTTAAACAGGGTCAGTGCATTGGCAGATGCAGTCAAACCCATTTCAATCCTATTCTCTTCCTCTTCCTCTTCTTCAGAAAGTATCAGATTGCCATCTTCATCATACTGAAAGTCTGTATCCGCGTCTATAGCAGCCATAGCATCTTCATCTTCTAGTACATCATACAGCTCAACTACGGGTATTACAGGTATAGGTTTGACATATCCCGGACATGCAGGGTTAGATTGTTCGTCGTAACATTCGTCTATTCTATAGCTATATATAACCATAGCATCTTCGACCGTACCTTCCCCTTCAATGTCAATCGAACCCGTACCCCATTGGGGAGCTGGAATATTCGATAAAGGAAATGATCTAACGATAGTGTTACCGGGAACTCCTGACCAATCGTCTGTTTTTCGAAAGATATAGCCACCGCCATCAACATTCTTGTTGCCAACGTGGACTTTCATATCATCTTCAGGGTTCTTCACAGTGGTATATCTATACAGGAGACCATTGATATCAATCCCGGGAATATCCGGTAAAACGGAACCCATGCTCCAGCTCAGTGCTGTGGACGCCGCGTTCCCTGTTGCCCCGTAGCTATAGGGGTCACAAGAAGAGTAAGAAGGCCAAAGTGCTAATAATAACACTAAGACCTGTTTTTGTTTCAACGTTTTCATTGAAAATCTTTCTCATTGGGTTGTTCTGTTCGCGTTGAATAGTTTGCTCAACAGCTTCCATTTCCCATGCTAGCCTAGCTTTATCCCCCACCAACCCATCCTTGGGGCAGGGCGTCCCCGCGTTGAGCATGGCTTCAAACACGCGAGAATCTTGGCACATTACAGATACCGCTGCCACTTTCATACCCATATCATACATGGTTTTGGCGTTCTTTAACTTTTCACAGTTCATATCCCGTACAGTTCTACCTGCGGATATACCTAGTATTTGTGTTTGCACAGCACCAGCAACGCCTACAGTACATAAGTCAGAGTTACTTGCGCTAATCTGGGGTGATATAGCAGAAGGTGGTGGACTATTAATTGTAGTGTCCATCGTGCCGCTAGAAGTGACTGTGCTTTCCGACTTAATTGTGTCGTCTTCGTTAGCAGGGACAACGTTACCTATAGCAAGACCTGCAACAAAGAAGAGTATCGCTATAAATAAACGTTTCATTTTCTTTCCACCAGTCTGTCTAGCTTTTCTTCTATCTTGTCAAATTTACTCATTATTTGACCAAGCACTTGGTTAGAGTCGTACTTAGTGACGTACTCTTTAGCTAGTTCTTCTCGAGTTCTGTTAAGTAGGATAGTTACCCGCTTGACTTCTTCATGGTGGGATTTAATCCACCACACCAAAAAACCGCCCCCTGCGGTTAAGCCAATATTCCAAATTGCAGCCATCTCCACTAGAATACGCCCCCGCCAGCAGGTTTCGGCGCAGTGATCGGCACAGATATATCTTTACGTTCAGGTGTTGTTTTATCAGTCATACTACTATCCTTAGTTCTCCAGTTGCGGTCTTATATACATCATTAACCGCAAGACCACCAGACACGGCGGCCGCATTGTTTGCGTAGACGGAAAGTCCGGTCAAGTTAAGCGTACTAGCCCTACTCGGACCGGGGTTCTGCTGCTGTTGTGCATACAAGGCAAACGCTCTTGTAACTTGCGCCATGTAGGACTGCGTGTACTCTTGAGGAGCATCAGCGAAGAATGGTATTGTTGTTTGTTGGGCCATTACCGCCTCCCATCTGTACGCATATCTGCGCGTGGTGTGCCAAGTCTCCACTGCGTTCCAAGAGTATTCGAGGAAACTTTCAAGGCCATAGATCGGCCCCGTAACCGGAAGAACAACTGCTCCGTAAACTGTTCGACGGGTGCTATTGATGTACGTACTGCGCTACCAGAATTTGTCTGATCGAAGCTGGCTCCGGGGAAGTCCCTCGCACTTACTTCAAACGTAGCCTGTGGAGTAGACGTGGAGTTTCGGAATGTCAGGTCTGGTAAAACCCTTGACATAAACATAAATTGATCTCCGTCACCCATATCTATAGAACTAGATTCTATGTAGCTACTTATCGGGCTAGGTGGGTTGGTACTTCCGTCGTCTACACCGTTTTCTTGGAAATATAAGTACCCATCGGGTGAAGCAGCGATAGGTAAATTAGAAACAGCATTATCGAACCACGCAGTGCGGGGTAGAGTCCCGTAATACCAACTGTTTTCTACATAGTTAAATACAACGTAGCTATCGTTTGTTTGGCTAGTAGCTGAAGGATAAAACCACCATATCTCATTAAACTTACTATTGGCTGCAGCAGTGACTTTAGAACGTTGTGGAATGTTCATGTTTTCAAATACATATTCTTCTATAGGGCATGGTATAGGTTGTACGTTACCGTCATACTTGTAAAATACTTGATCGCCCATCCAATACACTGCATCTCCAAAAGCAACAGCAGCGTTTTGCCCTGCGATAGACGTGTTTGTGGAGACTTCAGTAAGGCCAAAAGTAAACGGAGCACCAATAAATTGCATCGAAGACACGGAACGATCTGTAAAAATTATAACTTGTTGCTTTGTTTGTACTGCAGCTATAATTTCAGACCCGGTACCAATGCGTAGCTCTCCAGCAGTGTTAGTTGACGTTGCCGCCCAATCAGTAAAACTCTCTTGGTCAGAAAAACGTATAGTTAAAGGGTCAAGGTTTCCGGGATCACCTTGTGGGTCACAACCAAATGCAATGACGTGTCTATCTCTTTCAGAAACAAGAACAATATTAGCAACTTGAGGTTGATTGCTACCACTTAAAGTAGTTATATCTACAGCACGGGAAGAAGTACCTGTAGAAGTATCCCAATAATAAATACCCCCGCCCCGTACATTTGCTAATAAATCTTCTCCGAAGTTGTCCATAGACCATAAACGAAGTTGCGCACCCGGAATTGTTACGTCGGCTGGAGAGTTCCATGTACTACGCCCCCAAACGCCCGCACCCCATCCACTACCAGTAGCGGGAGATTCTAATCCTGTGTTTATTTGGTAAACACCTACTACGGAACTCCCACCATTCCCTGTATCTGAAGAATTAGCCGTAGCTGAAACGGTAATAGTGTAGGAATTAGCATTTATAATAGAAGTTACCTGATACTCTTTGTTTAGTACTGCGGCGGTTATAGCTCCCCCAAGGCTGGCAGCCCCGGAAAACGTAACGAAATCATTTAAAAAAACGGCGTTGCTTGCATCTGAAACAGTAATTGTAGAAGAGCCATTTGTAGCCGCAAAGGTAACATCCCCTGCAGAAGTAGTTTGTCTGATAGGCGTAATGTCTACAGGGCTATTGCCGTCTAAAACATATAGTTTTAAATTAGTACCCGCTGAAACAAACCTTGTACCCGCCAAAGAAGTCCACGCATGCAGGTCGCGGCAAATACCAAGCATAACTGAGTTTGTGTACTGAGTCCAACCACCTATAGTTTCGGGGAAACCCAAACGAAAACGGATTTTATCCCCGTCACGCCAACCGCCTTCGTTAGTGTAATCAGTTGTATCCCTTACAATCCCGGGGCGAAACTGGAGTTTTTGTAGTGGCATTATAAACCTCCAACGAGATAGTTATGAAATAGTTCCATTAGTAGTTATATCACCCGATGCTATTAAGTTGCCGGAGCTATCTACACGAAGAACATTTGTGCCGTTATAAGCAAAGGTTAAATTTGTTCCCGCCGCTGTTACTGTCCAGCTTTGTGTGCCACCTGTTATTGTGATAGTACCACCAAGGGTAGGGTTTGAAGAGGGTGCTTTAGTGTTAAGTTGTGTTTGTACGTTGGATGTGACCCCGTCAACGTAGTTAATTTCAGCTGCTGTAGCTGTAACACCATCCATTATGTTTAACTCTGCGGCAGTTGCAGTGACCCCGTCTAGTATATTGAGTTCTGCCGCCGTAGAAGTGACAGTTACGCCTCCTACTATCAGTGCGCCAAGGTCCAAAGAGCCCGTAACATCTACAACAGCTGCACCTGCACCTGCCCCATCACAGTATATAACCTTAGTTGTACCTGTTAATACATTGACATTTGCCCCAGAACCTTGAGTAAATACAGCTGTTTGGCCGCTATTGTTCTTAACAATGTATATATGTTGTCCGTTATTTGGGGATACAGTCACCGTATTGGTACCTGAAGGAGACCCTCCAAGCACGAGGGTTTTATACTGTCCATCCGAGAGAGCGCCGTCACTAATCGCTAGAGTATGTGTTGTACCAGATAAAGTAATAGCACCGACACCGTTTGTTAAGCGGTCTATAATGCTCATGTTATCGTTTACGGTGTTGCCCCATGTAGCGGACTGTTCTCCGCTGGCTGGAAGCTCAATGCCACCGTTGTCTGTGTATGTACTAGGCATTGTTCATCCTTACGCTGCTATTCTTGTCCATATTGTACCGGGATCAGGTTTAATCCTACCCCATACAAGTGCTTGTCCAACGGTTCCTGTAGCTGATACTCCAGTAGTAGTTACCAATGCTGCGGCCGTCGTTGTTACAGAGCCTACACTACCTGTAGCTAAAACTCCAGTAACATCCGCACCTGCACCTGCTTGGCCTTGTGCGCTGCCCACAGACATAGTTCCAGCTACACCGGTTACGGAGAATGTAGCGTTAGAGATAGTAGAAACACTAGGGGTATTCGTAGTACCCGCAAGTCCCGTAGGGCTAATAACCGAGGCGTTTATTATAGTAACAGTGCCCAGCGACCCAGTAGCCGCAACGCCTGTAAGTGTAAGCTCTAAGTCTGTAGAAGCTATAACTGTGCCTAGACCACTTACCATAGCGTTTGGAGATGTGATTACAGGTGTTCCGCCAGCGTCTACTGCCACGCCACCGATTGTTGCAGAACCTTGCACTGAGCCAAGAGTTAACCCGCTCTGATTCCCCGTAACTGATACCGTACCAACAGCCCCAGTACTAACAACGCCTGTAGCAACAAATAGCTGTTCCCCACTACCTACATCGGAAAAGGCTGCAGCTGAATATGGGGAAAATCCTAACATGTTATGTTAATCCAAGTCCTTTAGTGTTTTGAGAGAACGAACCCTCCCACCAGTTTTTATACAACGCTTCAAAATGTTCGGTCATAACAGGGGGCAGTTTAAATACGTCAGAATACGAACCTGTACTACTAGGCTCTTTCGAGTTTTTAATCATGTAATCCAAGCTAGGGTCTGCATTTTCCATACATTTTATACCTCTTTCTTTAGCGTAGGACCAAAAGTCACTTTTGAAAGAAGACCCCGATGCGTAGTGCAACATTATAATGTTTTCGCAGGCGTCTAAATTAGCGTGATATCTAAGGTTCGATAGCTCTAAAGAAGTATTCCCAAACCATCTTTGAACCGCCATAGTATTAACATTGTCTACAGTAGCGAACGAAGTAGCTTCAAGAGGTTCTAAAAAGAAAGAAGCATTGCCGTTATACACAATATTGTCTTTAAAATTACTCTTACGCCTATAGTTAGAAAAGCTAAATGAGTTAGTATCCCCATTAGGCACTAAGTTATATTCGTTTAATATAACCTCTACATCCGCTTTAACTTCTTCTAAAGTATTTATATCTTTATTGTACATATACCCTACAGAGCAGCGGTTTTTAAGGGGTATACCAAACACCCAACCATAAGGTCTTGCGATAGCTAATGTCTCACTAAACCGTGGATATTCCCAAGAACACTGTGTTACATGTACGGCGTTTACAGGAATATACTTTGACATCTCAAAGTCTTCAAAAGAGGAAGGTCTGCCAGAACAGTCAATAATATAGTCTGCATCTATGTCATCTGAAGATACGTTAGCTTCTTTTATAGACACTGAATCTTTTAACTTATCATAGACAAAACCCTGCAATAGAGTTGCATCAAAATGCAAAGCCGTTGAAGGGCTCGGGAAGTCATGGATAAAAGGCTTTCGTTTACTCCCCCAACCTTCTTTATAGATACCTGTCTTTACAGTCGCGCCTACAGAATCAAAATGTCTTGGCGAAAAGTTTAAAGAATCGTTAAGCCTATTAGGTAGATTTAAAGTTGACCCTTCGCCTACAGCCTGCGGTTTTATAGAAGGGTCAAAGTACCACTCTATTTCGTCCGCATTTATCCATCTTTTGCAGTGCGCGGCTGTCATACATCCCGCTGTACCTTTACCTATTATAGCAACCTTCAATCCATCATCCCCGCGCCAAGGAGCATCCATTTTTCCCACTCCCACTCTGTGAAATAATCATCATCTAGGCCATTAAGGAAATTAAGTTGGTTTTGGGGTATATCCCTTAGTTTTTGACGGAACTGATTCCATCGCTCATCAGGGTTTCTATCAGGCATGATAATCGCATCTGTTTTTTTCAGCATATTATTTCTATTAACACGAAACTGTGCGGTAAGATTGTTAATCTCTGTTTCAGTGAGGTTCCAAACATTGTCAAAGTCGCTCATTTTCTATCTCCCTATTACTGCGGCTGTCTATAAATTCGAATATTACCTGCGGCGCTAGTACCCCCAGTGGTTCCAGAGTAGCTGGTTGGGCCGCCTCCGGCGCCGCCCGGATAAGTTCCATTTGCGCCAAAACTGGCGCCCCCGTTTCCAGAATAAAGACTTACCGATCCCGCTGCAGATGTTTCACCAAATCCAGTACTTCTACCATTCCCGCCACTAAATATACTAGGTCCTACTACCCCGGGGTTTTGGCCAGAGCTGTCGTGGTCTCTATTACCGAACGTTACACTTAAACTTACTGTACCCGTGTTTATAGGGTTAACTGTAGACTGTGTATATGACATATAAGAGTCCTGTACCGCTGAAGCGCTGGTCGCAGTAAAGTTTGTCGTAGAGACGATCTGTCCTATATTAGTGTATGTACCGACGCTTTCAGACCCTGTAACTAATGCGCTGTATGTATTAACGCCTAAATTGTCCGTTATCTTCGTTTCTTGATCGTTCTGTAAAGGTTGCCTATTCCAGCTGGTCGAAGTGGCTCCACTACCACAAACATAAGCAGCTCCGTCAAAATCTGAAACATTACCGATAAAGAATCTGGCTGAACCACCAGTCCCTCCCGGCTGCCAACTTTGTCCTGAGTATATAAAGGCCGCCGCTTTGGAACCCCCGCATGTAAGATACATAACTATAATGTCTTCTTCTCTCCAACTAGCTGGGGCGTTCCATGTCCCCGATCCTGTTAGTGTTACATCTGGTGAAGTCCAATCACTAGGTATAAACAACAGTGAGGGGAACTCGCCCGAGACAGTTTGTTTAAAGTACCATGCTCCGTCTGCTCTATATATAAATTCAAGCGCTTTAGATTGGTTGAAAGCTGTACTATTAGACGCTGTAATTCCTCTCTCGTCTGTAATCGTTTTGCCACTAGCAGCTACAGTTAAACTGTTGGTCACCCAAGACCTATTAACATCTATTATACCTACTGAATCGCCCGCCGAAGGATTTGAAGGCAGTGTTATGGTAAAAGCTCCGCCAGTGGTGTTAGCTGTCAATAAATCCCCCGCCGAAGCAGTATAGTTAGCGGTTTTATTAGCATAAGAAGAACCTCCAACACCGGCGTTGTTCAAAGCTGTCACTGTAGCTGAATCAACAGACGAAATATTCTGTAAAGCCCTACTATCGTTAATAACAGTAGTATTATTTACTTTTATAGCCATCTTCGTTTTCCTTTACTATTAGCCGTTAAGTTTTTGTTTTAGCTCGTCAATCTGAGCCTGTTGTTCTTTGATTGCTTCGATTAACAAACCAACCATGTTGCCGTACTGTACAGATAGGAGCCCTTCAGCACCTTCTTGAACTAGCTCTGGCATAACTTTTTGTACCTCTTGAGCTATAACACCTGAAGACTTCTCGTCAGTTGCTTTAAGAGTAAATGAATACCCACCCAGCTGTTGAACCTTATCCAAAGCATCAGTGATCGGCGTTATGTCGTCTTTAGCACGTTCGTCTGAAGTGGTATTAATTGTACCCGCGTTAACCGTAGTAAACGTTACCGTGCTATTTGTGTTCGTAGCCTGATTAGAGGTGTACGTTGTGTACCCAGAACCGTTAGTAAGCTGGTTATTGTTTGTAATATAGTTAGCGTTTGTTGCACCAGTATAGCCTAAGTTAGCTAAAGTCAGGGTGTGAGAGCCAAGCCCTGTAACATGCCCATATGTATCAAGCGTAACGTCTTGGATGACTGTAGCACCGGAGTTGTTAACACTGCTTTGTGAGGAAGTGTCAGAGTGGCTTAGTGTTACATTGCCAGTGCCGCCGCCTGATAACCCAGAACCTGCAGTGATTGTCTGATCCGCTGTAGCTCCGGTCTCAATACCATCTAACTTAGAGCCGTCTGCAGCTACGTCACGTCCGTCAAAGGTTGAGTTAGTTGTGATAGCACCTGTCATAGCCCCGCCAGCTTTAGGTAAAGCAGCGTCAGCCTTAGTTCCTTGTCCCGCTGTAGCATATGCGGAGCTTGCAGTGGTAGCGGCTGTGCCTAAACCTAATGTTGATCTAGCTGTAGCAGCGTCGGCATCGTCAACTAGCGTTTTACCAAATGCACTGATAGTTGTATTAGCCGGTAACGACAAAGTCTTAATATCACCATCTACTTCAGAATCCATCAAGGCTCCTGCGGCAGTAACGTTGGCGGTGTCTGTCTGATCTGCACCGGACTCTATGCCATCAAGTTTTGTGCCGTCTGTAGCTACATCTCGACCATCGAAGGTGCTGTTGGTAGTAATCGGACCTGTCATTGCACCACCAGATAGTGCCAAGGTGGTTGATTCATTAGCTAACGGAACCCATGCACCAGAGTGTGCGAAGTAGGCTTTTCCTGTTGCATGGACGTGAGCAAACATACCGTGATAAGTAGTAGCACTTGGCAAGTTAACTAGGTTTGAATACATGTTAGCGAATAGCATCTTGTTGCCGTTGCCATCTATATCACCCGACATAGTACCACCAGACAAGTTCAACTTAGTGGATAAATCTACAGTTGACCAAGCGTAATCACTACCGTTCCAACCAAGATACTGCCCACTGCCCGCACTACTGACATTTACATGTGAATCCACTAGCGGGTTTACGTTAGCCGCATCTGTTACGTTCGCGCCATCTTCTACGTTTAGTGCAGATAACAGTCCGCTTTTTGATACAGACCCAGTTAAACCCACAACAGCTTGTACGGCGTCTGTCTGATCGTGTTTTGACCAATTATTTGCATAAGTAGAAGTAGACGCATTGTCTGTAGTAGCAACGATGTTGTCCCCCACTACAAACGATATACCATTAACCGTACCCGCCCCTGAAACGTAATAGAACCAGCCTGTTTGAGCAGAGCCACCACCGGGGAAACTACCTGAACCTGCGTTCCAATCACCTTTATAGACCATACCGTTTTCAAGTGCGGCAATATCAGTTTCCATTTGGTCAAGATCGACCGCTTGTGTAACCGTAACAAAGTCTAACTTAGTTCCGTCAGCGGCTACATCACGCCCGTCAACTGTGCCGCCCACAACTAAGTTGTTACCAATGGCTACATTATTACTCGCATCCTCAACTACAGCCTTATCTGCTGGGTAGGTCAGGAATATATTCTTTGTTCCTATACCCCAGTTAACAGCGTTGTTGGAGTTAGACGATGTAAATACCGTCGTGCGGGTAATAGTCCCCCCACTAGACGCATAAGTTCCAAGGCCAACCTCGAAATCCGCATTATCCGTTACCGAGTAATAGACAGTGTCAGCGTTAGATACCTCGGAAGAAAATGTTTGAAAGCCCGGAACCGCGCCTCCCAGAGTATAAGCCCCAGTCCCCGTAGAGTTAGTGGTTTCTTGTACGCGATCAGCGACGATTAAGGCCATAGGGCAACCCCTTTATTTTTAAGCGATTCGAATAATAGCGTTCGAAGCGTCCGCTGTTGGGAACTGAATAGTAAATGTACCAGTAGTCGAAGTTTTGTCTGCACCGAAGTCCAACACTGCAACTGTTGGATCACCTGCGGCAGTGTCGTTATATATTAACGCGCCCCGTGCTGTAATCGTAGCAGATGTAAACGCAAGGTCAGCAAAGTCTGTTAACCCTGTTGTCCCTGAAGATGTCGGTGTCACGTTTGTAAGTGTACCCCCACCAGCGCTGTACGAACCTGAGTTAGATACTTCGTTTGCAGAAGTATACGCAGTAGTAGTCGCGTTGAACGATGCGCTATTTGTATATAGAGCAAGTTTGAATGTATTGCCTGAAGAAGCAGTGAAGTTGTGTTTACCTTGAAGAAGTTCTTTCTTGAACGATGTACACATGAAGTTACCTGAAAAGGCCATTTAAAGTCTCCTAAGTTGATTTGCGAGGTCAGGAAACCCAGCCTCTTGTAGTTTTACGCACGTTGTTGCGCGGTCTTCCTTAACCGCTACTTTAATATAATGCGCGATAATTTGCAACATCTGCGATTTATACGCTTCTGCTTGCATTCGTATCTCGGGCGGGGCAGAAGTAGACACACTCATTAGCTTGTCTACACACATTTCCGCTACAGAATCAGGACTGTGCCCTCCTTTGTTAGCGGTATGTACTTTTATGGCGTCAAAGCCAAAATCCATTTCAACTTGCATCAAAGTCTCCCATCTCTGTACTCGTCTGTCGAGCTACGTATTTGAACCCCGGTAAGCTGCCCAAGAGCTTCGTCGTAACGAGTAGTGTATAGTTGGATGAGGTCGGCCTCACCCTTCATGTATGTGTACGCCTCAATCAAAGAACCATAAAGCAAAGCGGATTCGGCGTTGTCGCCATACCAAGATGTCCCTGCAGCAACGATTGAAGCCGGGTCGTAGTAGTAATGTAGCTCAACTGTGTAGGTGTCGTCAGGTGTTGGGCCAAGAATAAAGTTACCTTGCTCCCCCTCGTAGTCTCCGTCAAACTGAGCGTAGTATTTTGGTAATGCAGAAGTACTCGCTGAAGGGTAGGCTTCACGAATAAAGTTAACGTCTTTGTCTATAAGGAACGAATAATCCCCAGACGAATCTATAACAGCTAAAGAAAACACAGAGAGAAAATCATCTGGTCGGCCTAAATATACACTGCCATTAGAAGTAAGTCCCGTAACATTTTTACGTAGTTCAGGTACCATAATAGATCGGTTAAGGCGTTCTTCTGACTGCCTAACGAACGTAGGAATGTTAGAGACGAAGCTCGTCTCCTCATTCTGTGTATAATCTTTTATCGCTGCAACCAGCTCTGTGTAGTTCATTAGAACTTACCCCGCCTTATAACCGCCACCACGAGTAGCAGCTCCCATACCACGGCATTGACCGCCGGAAGCCGTCATTAGTTTGCCACCCGGAGCCATCTTCTTGACTTTGCCACCGTAAGCCTTCTTCTTAACGTCTTCCCTCTCGCGGCCTTCCATCTTTTGAATACGGAAACCTCGGTCCATTGCGTCCATCTCTTCTTTAGTAGCACCCAAACCTGCTGGGCGAAGTTTAGGTTTATTCGAAGATTTTTTCTTCTTGCCTAAGTTTTTTGGTCTAAGTCTAGGGGTCTGCATATTAGTCTCCATCTGTTGTTGCTATGGTAACGCTTCCTACAGAGCCTACCATATATTGAGCCGGGTTCCAAATAGGATTCCAACCAAATAAACCTCTTCCCGGATTAACATCTGGGCGTGGGTTAAGTAAAGATTGCGGGTCTGTCGAATTAACGTCCCCAAGAAAGTTCTGTGGTTGGTCAGGATCAAGCACATCCTTACCAACACGTAGCCCTGTACGTACTCCATGTTGAACCTCATATATAAGGTCTTCCAGCTTGTAGCGAAACCCAGTCCGGTCACATATACCGTATGCGTGTTTACCACTAGCATATCCGGGCATTACATAGCTCCTCTAAACGGAACCATACGAAGAGTAGACCTGTCTTGGTCTTGGTCTGCAGCCATACGGAATTGCTCTTCATACTCTTGTTTTAAAGGGCCAACTCTTTCTGCGACTTCGGGTTTTTTCATAGCGATGTAGTACGCTAAACCAGACACAAGAGCGGGTACAAAACGTGGTGGTATAGAAGTAGTAGCTCCTCCAACACCACTTGATAGCCCATCTATACCTTTAAGACGGTAGTAAGCTAACTTGTATGTAGTATCATCATTTGGTACAGGCCAAAGGGTAACTTGCACGTCTGTGGCATTACGCTGTACATATATTTGGGACGGACGCCCTTGTGTGTTCTTATTCCCTTGCTGTGAATATGTAGAAACACTCATACGTTGGATATACGAATCAAGTTGTTGCGTCGTGCCTTCATCAGTGCGAAGTTGATGTTCTATCAGGTCAATAGTATCAGAAGGCAGTGTATAAGTAGCTGTACCTGCAGTGAGAGGTATAGTTCCAGCCTCTATAGTAAATAGGTTTAAACCACGGTTCTGCCACTCTAGCGTCATAATATTAAGGCTTCGACGGGCGGTTTTTAAGTCATACCCCGAACGCATTTCAAGTCCCGCACGTTCGTACGCCTCTTCAAATAATTCATTTAGCTCTGGTACAACAACTGCCATGATCTAGGTCTTTCTATACTTTGCCGTCTTCTTGGCTATCTTTTTAGGTTGCTTAGAAACCTGTTTACCTTTTTTAGTAGCCGCTCGTTTAGCCTTGGTAGTAGCAGCGTATTCTTTAGATGACAAAGCTTTTATAGCTTTAGCGGGTAGATACCGCTCACCTGTAGCCTTTTTCCCTTGCGTCGATGGCTTACCAGACTTTGTACGCCATTTCTGCTTAGTCCATTTACTAAGACTTTTTTGACTTTTTGCTTTTGCCATCGGCTTTAGCCTTCGCTTTCTTACTCAAATCTTTGTAGTGGGATAACTTAACACTTGTTTTGCCGTGGGTCTTGCCTGTGTGCAACGAACCGTTAGGCATCTTGTGTGTACCTCCTGTATAAAGAGTCCCATCTTTTTTATAGTGCTTTACACCCTTCATTTCCTGTAGCCCCCACCTTTAGCTTTATACTGTTTTGCGAGCATCTGAGCTTTACGTGCAGACCACTGTCCGGGTTTACCACCTTTACCACCAGCCTTAATCTTGTTGAATAATGCCTTACGCATTGTAGGTTTAGTGTAATTACCAGCCTCGTTCACACGACTCTTGGCCTTACCACCCTTAGCCATAGCCGCTACAGGTTTACGGGGCACTGCTTTTTTAACGCGGTTTCCTGTAAGTTGTCTTCCCATAGAACTACGTCCCATCATATCAACATTTCCACCTTTTTCTAGCTTGCCGCAATCTACTGTTAGGGTCTTTGGCCGCTTTAGGGAATTGTTTCATCTGTCCCGCAGAACGTGCGCAATAGGACTTACGGCGTTTAGCTGCCGCACTTCCCTTTTTAACCTTGCCAGTAACGGCTGTTTTTAGTTTAGAGCCGGGGTTATCCCGACGATACTTGGCCACACCTTTTTTAGTCATCCCCGCGCCAGACTTAGTTGGGCGTTTTTGACCACCTTTTATGGTGTGACCTTTCATTGTACCTTTTTTCTTAGCAGCCATGTTACTCTATAAGCAATGTCATCTTGTTTCCTGAACCTGTAAAGGCAGAAACAAAACAACCGTTATCAGCTAAAATACCATCGTTGGGGATATAAACATCGTTCCAACCAGTAGGTAAAGTTAACTGTAGTATAATAGGGCCGGTAGCTGACCCACTACGAATAGTGAAAGCGGCTGCAGATGCAGCGTTCACTAGAACCCCCTGCAGTCTACCGCGTGATGGGCCTACAAGTGCGGCGCTATCGCCTACCGCAAAGTTATAAGCTCGTACTTCTTGACCAGCCATAATCTAGTCCTTTTTCTTTGCAGGACGGCCACGTTTCTTAACAGGTTTTTCTTCCCACGCCTCATTTACATCAGGTGTAGAAGGATCATCCGCTTGGAGAGTGCCGTCTTTTTTTCGTGCGCGAACTTTAACAGTACCAATTCCTCGGGCTGCTAGTTCTTCTTCGGATGGAGGGGCAAATCTACTCATTAGATACCCCCTATGCTGCTGCTATTGTGCCGCCTGTGTCAGAACGCTTCCAGTTTGTTCCGTCAGAGAAAGCTAATATTGCTGCGCCTGCTGCGCCGTTTGAAACAAATACAACAGTACCTGCGCCAGCCGCTGAAGCTGAAGGTGCATTTGCAACTGTATATGTTGGGACGACAATGTCGCCAATAAATCCAGCAGTTGAAGTCACTGGACCTGAGAATGTAGTTGAAGCCATTTTAGTACCCTTTGCATAAGGATTCGCCTTGTAGTCTATGCAACGTCAGGTGGGTATATAAACCTGTCTACAAAGCTAATGTTGTACCCGTTAACTGGATCATACAACACCTTTAGACAAAAAGAAAGCCCCACCGAAGCGGAGCCTTCCAAATTTAAGTATTAGGAGCTTACGCGCCTTGTGATCCGTAGATACCTAATGGGTCAGAAACACCGAAGCTGTAACGCTCACGCGCTTTGTAGCGCACGTTGCCAGTGTCGAAGTCTCCATCCATTCCTGTAGCCATCGCAGAACGTACGAAGTGCTTCATACCATTAGGGATGTCTGTAGTCAGGAACCAAGCGTCAGCGTCTGTAAGATAATGGTTTACGCCATATCCTTCAGCAACTGCACCGTTAGAGCTGATTGCATTGATATCGTTATCCGCTGTACCTACACGTAAAGTTGTTTCCAACAAACGAGTTGCTACGAACTGTAACGCAGACGGGATGATTAGCTTTCTAGCGCGAGCTGCGATAAGTAAGCCACGTTCGTCTGTGTATCCACCAATGTCGATAATCGCTTGTTCAAGCGAAGTCTCGTTAAGGTCAGCACTAACCGCTGGACGGTTAGAGTTTGTACCGCCACCAACTGTTGGGTGTGCAGTGTTGAACAATGTTACACCATCACCAGACTGGAAAGTGTCAAAGCCCGTGTTGAGCAATGAGGCGGCTTTAACCTGCTTAGTGTATGCCATAGCGCGAGCTAAAGCTTTTGTGTAACGTGAGGACAAAGAATCGTACAAGTTATCTTCCATCGCTTCTTCAGTGATGGCGAAACCCATAGCGATAGTTTCGTGTGTGTAGCGAGCTGTGAACGCCTCTTGCGCATTATCGTACGCAATAGATGAACCTTCAGCCTTTGTTGGTGCTGCACCGAAACCAGACAATTTAACTTCTTCTTCAAAGCTACGCTCTGAATTTTCTGTCTCATAGATGTCCGCGTGTTCGTTTTCGTATTTGCCGTACTCAAGCCCAAATAAGGCATTAAGTCCGGGTAAGAGCTCTTTAAGCGCCTGTGCGCGTGAAATAGCCATGTGTTATCCCTCCTTACAAGCCAACAGCGTTAGTCATGCTGCTGTAGCCGGGGTTAAGTTTAACCAAAAGATCAGGAAACGCATCACCAATAGGTGATACAGCGGCCACGATACGGAAGGCGGCGGTGGTAGTCTTAGTTGTCGCGTCAACGGCACTTGTAGAGTTACCAGTAGCAGTTCTGCCAGTAGATGTAGACTGAGCAGCTGCGAAGAAAGTGTTCGCACCTATATCAGACTGGTCCATAGCGCCATCTGCTTGTACTTGGAATAGTACGTTTGGATCGTCTACAACCAATGCTTTCGCGTTTATTGCACCAGACGGGTAATATTGCGAGTATACAGTCTGACCAAGGTCATTCTCGTACTCACACCCTACAAACACACCAAGAGAACCAGTTAAGGTTGTTCCTGTTGGTAATGCGTTTGTAGTACCGTCGGCACCTGTTGCAGTTGATAGTGCGATGTAACCATCAGCACCGATATGAACGACTTGACCGTTAAAGAGGTTTGTTGCCTCTCCAGCGGGGTCGATCAAGTACTGGGATGTCGCCCCAGCGTAGGCCATTCCGTCGGCACGTTTTACCGGCTTTAGACCATAGGGAGCAGCTGTAGTAGCCATGATGCTCTTCCTCCAGATTTATTTACTTTTGAAGTAAAGAGCCTCATTGCCCCTTACCTTATAGTTACCGCGAACTACGCTCAGGTTTAAGCATAGGCATCCGCGGGTCAGACTCACGCATGTAGTTTCTATCGACAGCCTCAGCCTGATTTTGTGCAGACTCAAGTTGACCATGAATACGATCATCTCTTAGTTCGGTCGGGATAGCGCAAAGCAATAACCCACCAACTTCGATATTGTCTTTAAATCGAGAATCAATATCTGACATGATGTGTAGCTCAGGATAATCCACTGCCTTTACGGGCACATAGCCATCACGAAACCTCCCAGAGACATTTGTCATATCTGCGTTACCCAATGTAGATGTGCGAATCCAGCGAAACGAAAGTCCGTCTCGTGGTTCGGGGGTAGGTAGCATTGACGAGCGCTTCCAAGGTTTACGACGTTCTCCCGCTTCGCGGGTTTCGGTTGTACGTGGTTTTCTATCAGCCATTTTGCATATCCTTTAGCTTTTGCGCCGCATATTCTTTATTAGATAATCCAAGGCGCTTGGCGATTGCGGCCTCAGATGAGGTGATGACAACTTTATTGCGTGATGCGGCGGTACTTCTACCGCCCGGGGCCACCACGGAGCCAGCTTTACGTTGTGGTTGTCGAACCTCTGGTTCCACGTCCGCAAAGCGATCTGGGTATCGAGACCGCATGGCCTCGTTTATCTTACTATAGTACACATCTGACGTAGAATCAACGCCTGTCTCTAATAGTTCTTCATGTATGAGCATAGCATACCTTGTCATGCCCGTGTCTTTCTGGAACCAATCGTTCTCAGCTACCCATTCCTGTGCCTTACGATCTGGTACAGGAACACGAGGCGCTGCTTGCGGTGCTGGAGCTTGAGACTGGTCTTGTACAACCCTCTCTGCTGGTTTCCAGTTTTCTACACGATCAGCTTCAAGCTGTAGCTTAGACAATGACATTTGCGCTTCAAGCACAGCATCGGTGTCCCCAGCTTCATAAGCTTCTTTGTAGGCGCGTTTAGCACTATTAAGTTCTGATGCTACTCGTGCCTTGGCTTCATTAACCAATACACCTTCACCTTCAGAAAGATTTTTACGGAGACGCGCTGCTTCGTTCTTCTGCGATTCTGCATACTGAACTGCCACTTCACGTTCGCGTTCAGCTTCTTCCTTACGACGACGTTCTTCGTGATACTCGAACTTTAGCTTCTTGATACGCTTCTGTACCGAGTCGCTGTGCTTCTCAAGCTCTTCGTCTTCTGGGATATCCGCCTCGGCATCAGCTGCCCTACGCGGGCGACCTTTGTCCTCTTCAGGAGTATCGTCAGCGATTTCGACTTCAAAATCATCTTCACCTTCAACGTCTACTTCTAACGCTCCGGTCTCTACTACTGTGTCTTCAACGACTGTTTCTAATTCTTCACTCATGCTCTACTGTACCCCCGTGGGTCTTCGACTACCGCTTCAACAGTATCGTCGTTGATAATACGGAACTCTTTGTTATGTAATTTAAAACGTGTACCTGAATACGAACGGAAGATGATAAAATCACCTTTTTCGCACCAAGGTCCATTCGGGAACCGCTCTTTATCTGTATAGGCTTCTTCACCTATACTGATGACATATCCAATAATGGTCGCGGTTTCTTCCATTTTGGTTAAAGAATCGGGCATATAAACACCGCCATCTGTCTTGCCTTCAAGTTCTGGTATTGCGATAAGCAGCTTATAACCTTTCGGTTCGGGCAATTTTGCCAGTAGTTGCTTGTCGTCTACTTTGTCGGTAGCGTACATCTTCGTCTCCTGCAGTGATTAAAGGCTCACAGCGCCCTTTGCATGGATTATTCCACGTTATGTCATATATGTACACGTATGATATCTAATCTTCAATATACCTTTGTTCAATATCTTTAACATCATTACGTATAATAGTTAATGCTTCATACTTCCCTACTAGCTTCCAGTAGGTCTCTTGGTCTTTAGCGCCGCCCTCTGCGAGATGTTCGGCGATAGATGTGCGACTTTCTTCAAGTCGGGTTAGTACATGGTGAAATACAGTATCAGCCATCTAAGTTCACTTTCTCTGCAATATCTAGGGCTAGGCGGGCTGCAGATTCTTTCTGGTCTGTTTCAAGCTCGGCCACCTTAACGCCGATACGTGCCGCCTCTTTCTCTTCCTCAGAGTCGATACGCGCTTGTTGTAGTCGGGCGTTCTCTTGTTTAGCCATAGCGTCGATGTTTACTTTCAGCTTGTCCATCTCGATCTTATGTTTCAGCTCAGTCTCTTTAATCATCAACTCACGCTGCTGTATTTGAGTAAGTGGGTCGGCTTGTTGTGCCGCTGCTTTCTCTGCAGACGCTTCAGCTTGGTCTTTCTTGAACAACTTCTCTGCGGCTTGTGCAGCTAGACGTGAAACTTGAAGTTCTACATCTTCTGGTAGCGGTGCCTCTGGGTCTGGTAGTTCTACACCCAACTGTTTCTGTATCTCCACACGGTACTGCAGGGCTACGTGTTCCGTAATATGGGACATCATAGCAGACTGAATTGCGCTTGCGAACGGTGATTGTCCCACAATTTGCATGATCTTAGGGTCTTGCATCGCCATCATGTGTGTCTGGATGTGCGCTTCGTGGTCTTGGTAAGCGAAAGGTTTGACTGGTTCTTGTTTAAGAATAGCCATATTCTCCGTTACTGGGTCAGCAGGTTTAATATCATCTGGTAATTTAATGATGTCCTCCGCATCCTTGATGCCTAGAACCTCTAACATTTGGCGATGTAGTTTGCCCATGTCGTACATTTGAGGTGCTTGTTGCGCTAACTGTAGGGCTGCTTGGTACTGCATTATGCGCTGTGCCATTGTAGCTGCGTTAGGGTCAGATACCGGAATAACGTCCACCCGACCATCAAAGTCAGATATACGGTCTGCAGGTTCATCCATCTCGTACGCATATTCAGCGGGCATGTAGTCATGTACGATCCCAGCTAAGATACGAAGCTCTTGTTTCATAGCTGCGTGTAAGCGAGCCTGAATACCAGACATAACCTGCATAGAACGCTCCATAAGCGCCAGAGTTGTGCCTACAGGAGCTTGGGCGTTGATATCACCCACTTGTATGTCACCTACAGCTCCAATACGTCTTCCCTCGTCTACGACGTTGCCTAAAAGACTGTAAAGTACGCTTGATGGCTCTTTATAAGGTAATGGAACAATCGCATCCTTAATAGTACCTGCCGGTACATCTACATCTCGGAACTCACCGGGCATGATGGGAGTGTTGTCCCCGGTGATACGCATGCCTCGGGCTTTAAAGCCTGCAGGGAGGTTAGACAGCGTACCTGCGTCAATAAGTTGGCGCATGATGGAGGTGGCAGACTTTGTAAGGCCACCAAGCGTATGTATAAGCCCTGTGCCGTAGAAGCCCATACCGGGCAAATACGGGTAGTGTACGACGTGCATACGTTTCTCACGTTTGCTATCGTCTTCGTACCAATTTCGGCGAATAGACAGGACGATGCTAGATGATTTATCAACTGTCACTACGTAAGGTAGCGCAACGCCATCTATATCGTCAAAAGGTTCCGGCAAGTCTAAATCTACGTGCATCTCTAAGATAGTATGTCGTGGATCGTCAGAGAAAGTAGGTTCAGAACCTTCTAGCTCGTTGTATTTTTCTTCAATGTCAGTAACATCCCTAGTTGCTTCAGGGAGCTCAACATCACGATAGAACCCGTTAACCTGTAGCTTGAGTACTTCTTCAGGTGTCTTCTTCATAACGTGCGTAAACCGCGGGGCTGTACGTAAGTTAGACGCACCGTAGGACACTACGAGGTCTTCTGCAGGTACAAACTGGGATACAGGACGTTCTGTAATAGGATCGAAGTATATTTTCTTGAACGCAGAGCCCGCCATAGGTAATTTAAACAGCATCTGCTCCATTTCGTCACGATAGTCGGGCATTTTCTCAGTGATGAGGTAGTTAAGTTCAGTCTCGACACGTTGTGCCTGCTCAAACTTCTCAGTTGTTACTTTGCCTACAATCTTACTACGTACTGGGCCTGATGCTGGAAGAAGTTCCCCCATCGCTTGTGCTTGGAATTTAACCACTGCCTCGGTCATCATAGGGTGGTACACGCCAGAAGCACCGTTCCACGGCTCCGTACGCTCCTCCACTTTCATCCCTAAAAGGTCCATACCCTTAATATAGGCACTAGCCCACTCACCACGAGACTCACGATCAGATGAAAAATGTTCTATCAGTTCGTTTGCTATTTCTTCTAGTTCGTCATCCTCAATGTATTCGGCGAGGTTAGAGTCGTGAGAGACATCTTCGTCCATTTCAGGAGTGTCGCCAAACTCAATAACAACTGATCCATCGTCCATTTCGACTTCTACAGCCTCGGGGTCTTCTACTACGACCGTTAGATCGGGGGATAAAGACTCCTCGGATGTTTCAAGGATATCACTAGGTTCCATAGGTTTTTCGACTGCCATGTTTTTGCCTCACTCTGTGCGTTTGATGGCACTATAGCAGATATAGTACCTAAATAGAAAGATATCTTCGTAGGGTGGAGACACAACGAACGAGGGAGAGCCGATGCGCAGTGTCCCCACGGACGCTACCAACGTCCTGTAGACAGCCATACTACACATGTACATGTATGTCATCCCCATCAATAATACGCCGCCCTGCGATGTAAATACGAATCATCGTCTTCCATATCCGTAGGTAAGCGGATAAATCCACCCTGACGGAATCTTAGGAGAGCCATGACCGTGCTATCGACCAAGTCATCGTTCGACATGAACGGAAACCCAGCCACTTCTTCTACAAGCTCGTCCGCCCAGCGTGTCGCCGGTACCCAGACCATGCCTGAAGATATAATATCTGATACAGAGTTGAGCCTTGCCAGCTTATCACCAGTCCCCCGGTGGGGTGTATACTCGGTGACGGGCAGTCCCATGCGTCTCATCTCTTGATAAAGTGCAACTCCAGAGCTTTTCTTCTCCACAATGAACGCATCAGGGTCCCAATGTCTGTAGTTTTCCATCGCCAACTCTTTGAGTTCGGGAAATTCTAGCCGTTCTTTTATGCTATCAAGTAAAATAATGTTGTGTGAGCCTGATTCTTCGTGAAAGAACACGCCCCAAGTGGTAAGTGCGGTGTAATCGGCCCTATTATGCTTCTCTGCGGCCGCATCTAAGGACATAATCACGTACTCAACGCTTGGCATAGTGTCATTTTCCCATATATTCCACCATTCACGCTTAACAATCGACGCTTCTTCGGACGTGGGCTGCTGTTGATACTGCGAGTTCCACTGGAACGCAGGCATCGAAGCCTTGGTTCGTTCTAACGCAGGGAGATCAAAGAACTCCGGCCACAAAGGTTTCTGTATTGGCTTACCATCTTTGTCCTCAGAGTCTAAAATAGCTGGAAACTCAACGATTTCGTACTGATCGGCCATCTCATTCTTGACCATATCGTTGGTTACACGCCCTGTCAGGTCGTCCATATGCCATCTAGTCTGCACGATAGCTACACGCCCGCCGGGCATTAGCCTTGTTCGCGCTCCGAAGGTAAACCATTCGTAAGCTTTTTCAAAGACAGAAAAGTTCCCGTTGATAACATCTTGTTCAGAGTGTGGGTCGTCGACCAGCAATAGGTCAGCGCCACGCCCAGCCAAAGCAGAACCAATACCACACGCAAAATACTCTCCTCCAAAGTTTGTATTCCATCTCCCCGCTGATTTACTGTCCACCGCAAGAGAAACCTCCGGGAATATGGACTTATAGTCGTCTAAGGCGATCAAATTACGGACTTTACGTCCAAAATCCACCGCCAAGTCTGTGGTGTGCGACACCATCATTACTTTCTTATCAGGATTCCGCCCTAAAAACCAAGCGGGGTAAAATATTGACACGAGCTGCGACTTACCATGACGCGGGGGTATGTTTACGCACACCCTGTCCTTACCATCCTTAGCTGTCGGCCCACGTTCAACGTCCATTAACATGTTTGCAAGTATGCGGTGATGCCTCCCAACCTTATAATCTGGCTGCATCCGCTTGCAAAACTCTATCAGATCGTCGTGCGCGGCCTTGTTTGTCTGCCGTGAGGACAATTCCCCCACGATTGAGTCTATCTCGACCAGCTCTTCAGGACTAAACGAGTCTAGATTGTCCAATATGTGCTGGATATCCTCCGGAGAGAAATCCATATCTTTAGCTAAACTAGCTAAATTGTCAGACATCGAGCCCTAGCTCCTTATCTACGTCGATAACATCCCCATTTATTGTAATCGCGTCCTCAATCTCTTCAGGATTCACCAGTCGAGACAGCTTTTCGCGCAATTTGTCCTTCAGATCGTCCGATGTCTGGTGCGTTATAGTCACTTCAGACTTCTCAGCGAATAACCCAACGTCTGAGACCTTACCCAACAGCTCCAACGCACGTATTCGTATCCGCGGATCAGGGTTCTCGGTCTCTTCTATCAGTTTATTTGTAACTAGGTGGCGTACCTGCGTCGCACTTTTCACCACAGAGTGCCCAAAGTCCTTCAGGATTCTATCTGTCAGCAATAAAGTCGCGGGTGTCAGCTGGGCCACTCGTTTCGGCGTTGCAACTTTGGATGTTTTGTGAGGGTTCTCAGCATAAGATACAGCTAAAGCCGCCGCATTATCCTTGTCTTCACTGGTTGCTTCGACCTCTAACCCGTTGGCATGCAGATACTCTACCGTCTTCGCAGCTGCAGACGTTTTGATCGCAAGGTCTTTCATGTCCGGAGCTTTGCGGGTCGGTACTCCGCGCTCAGGTTCAATATGTATAGTCATTTTTAGCCCTCGTTTGTGCAACTATACAAAAAATTTTACAGCATTTCAATCCAGTTTGATAGGAGACGTTTTTATATACGAGGGGGTGGGGTAACTTAGCGCGCCGAAAACGCTAGGTAGGGGGGTCTGTTTTGATACCCGTGACGATACTTTGTGGAGTCAGATTCGTTTTTGGAAAAACGTAAAATATTTGTGAATAATAGTATTATATAGGCGCGCGGACAGGTAGCCGTACTGGGGGGTGGGGGGTAGGTGGGGTATGTAGTTTAAAACTACACTCGCGATACTGTGACATAACACACACAAACAAGTATACTGGTGTTATCAAAAGCGAAACATGATGTGACGCTACGATAAAATATTCTATGAAAGGAATATAAAATGACTAAAACTAAAACAAACCAAAAGATCAATAAATCAAACGTGGTGTTAGGAGAAAAGTTTCTAACACTATTACAAGAGGATGGCGACGCGCAAACAGCTGGCAAGCTAAAGCGCGGCGAGCTTATAACTCAGGCCATGGACGATGGTATCGACTTTACAAGTAAGACAATGTCTAAAGAGCAAATAATAGAAGTTAAAGCTCTTATTGCTTTACGCCATCCTATAGCGGCTCAGGAATTACTAAAAATGGGCGCGGCAAAGGCAGATGGCGCAATCGCGGCAGACCATGATGGTAATCGTTTTACTAGCCAAGGTAGAGCCAAAAATTGGAACTACTGGAATAGTAGACAAAAAGACATCTTTAAGAAATTAGGTGAAGCGGTTGTTGCTCGCAATATCAAAAAGGCTCGTATCGCAGAAGGTGGCAACCAATCAAGAGGTCTAGTCGAGCGTCTTGCTACTGAATGTAACAAGCTTTTCAACGCGGTTGTTAGGGCAGACGTTGACACATTGCCAGATGATTTCGATACCTTGGAAGTAATTGCAGGTTTCAAGACCATCGCAAGAAATTCTGGATTTCAATTAGTAAAGAAATCTAAAAAGTAAAACTTAACTTGGAGCGGCCGCGGCCGCTCCTTACTAACATTCAAATACAGGAAACAAAACAATGTTAAAAGAATTACCTTATACTGTCGGAGATCAAGACCTAATTGACGAAAGATGGCATTGGAACCGCATCGGTAAAGTAATGATCGGTGTTATGATCAAATGGGATGACGAAAAGTTTGATAGGTTTTTTAATGCAATCAAACCGCAATTACCGCCAGACGAAGTCGAAGAAATTTTAAATCGTCGTGCATGGTATACTTCGTGCCATGATATATTAAAACAACCTAGCCAAATGTCTTTTACATTTATGCCAAAATAACTACACGCGCCGAGCCGAAAGGTTCGGCGCTTTTTTTGTGTCTTTTTTTGCGGAAGCCAGTTCTCTGAATAGCTTCGCGTCACAGAGCAATCGGCTTTGTTGCGATGCTTACTAAAACATGTAGTTACAAACTACACTGTGGAAACCAGTTCTCTGAGTAGCTTCGCGGATCATGTGTACTTCGTGTGTACATCTCCTCGTATGTTTATGTATGTTAACTCATCGGGCCCGTTACGTGTAGTTTTAAACTACGAGACGTATACCAGTTCTCTAAGTAGCTTCGCGGAGCAACATGTACGCAGATGCCTTGTTTTTATAATGTTCCATTATAATGTTCCTAATGTTCCACAAGAAGTTCCATAATAGGCAAAAATAAGTCATTGATTTTATTACAATGTTCCTAATGTTCCTAATGTTCCCTATAAAAAAATATAGCACTACGTACGCGACCCCCTCTATAATGAAAAATCAACGGAACATTTGGAACATTGGAACATTCCAATGATTTCAAGGACTTACAGACACCCTAAATGGAACATTATAAAACCCGATTGGAACATTGTAATCATATCAATAACTTAGCACGGAACATTACCTTTTAACCCTGTAGTTTAAAACTACGTCACACAACCTCGCAATACCTGACGATACCTGACACAACAGGACACGCTCAGAAAGCTTGACATTGGCCGTATACTATGGTATAGTAGTATATGTTCTGGAGTGATAGTCAACATATCGGCTCTCTCTTCAGACTGTATCTACTTCGTGTAGTTACTAACTACTAATCAAAACTAACTAATCAAACCAATGGAGATTATCATGCCTATCAAAGCTCACTGCATATCATGCGACCAACCCTACTCACAACGCCGAAAAGAATTGGGATACAACTTCTGCCTAGACTGTGGCGAATACCAAGCGACTAAGCAACGCGCAGGTTGGTGTGTCGCACCTATCGCGCACAAGCAAGGCGCAACACTTGTCACCAACTTCAACGACCTCAAAGGTCTCAACAAATACACGGGAGAGTAAGATGAAGTTCGAAAACTACAGCGTGGTGAAATGCCCTATGGGTATATCTATCAAACCTAACAATGGTGACAGCGATTTAGAAGTAACCTTAACTATAGAAAATGATACTCTACACGTAACTTTGCACGCACACGACAATGATTGGTGTGGCTCTGACCACATCGTAAGTGAAGCTCGATACCCAATCAAACATTACTGTGAATGTCACGCAACATACCAAGACTGTGGCTATCAGGATTGTTGCAGATGATGAAATTCTGGACAGTACTTCTACTGACGTATCACGCAGGGTCTGACGATGTCGAACCTATGACTTCAAGTATCCTGTTACCTTCGATGGAAATATGTGGCGATGTGATGGACGACTTCTATCCAACTATATTCGCGCACTATCCTGACAGCATGGCTCAATGCCTAGAAACCGCCGAGGCTTCAACAACTATGACAAGCCCAATGCCAAAACTAAGACCGTTCTAAAGGAGAACATTATGAACAACGTACACCAACTAACCGCCGAGTGTAGTCAACAACTACACACAGATGCACCAACACTTGGCTCATCTGCAATGCTCGTAGAAGTCAACATCTCTACATGGGCAGGTCGAAAGAAAGACAAGCGGGCTTCCGCTGATGTCGCTTCCGCGAACCACGCCGACAAAGAGGTTGCTAACGTGATCAAGAAGTTACTCGCTAACTCTGACACACTCAAAGCAATACAGACACATGTCACCGCGGCTCGCAACATGCACTCGAACATGACGATGCCTTGGTCTAACTCTGGGCTACGTCTGTTACCTACAGCGCAATACTTCAACTACAGCGAAGCTATGTCGCAAATGCAGAATGAGTTCGAAGCACTCAAGACTAAGTTTCTAAATTCGTACAACGACGAAGTAATAAACGTACAGCTAAAGCTCGGCTCGTTGTTCTCGCGTGACGACTATCCCACGATTGAAACACTCGACAGTAAGTTTGCTTTCCGTATGAACTACATGCCATTGCCAGATGTCGGTGACTTCCGTGTCGATGTGGGTAATGAAGCACTACTCGAAATCAAGCAGAAGTATGAGGACTTCTATTCCAAACAATACAATACAGCTATGAATGACGTGTGGACACGTTTGCACAAGGCACTGACAAATATGTCTGAGCGCCTAGACTACAGCGGTAAAGAGGACAAGAAAGTATTTCGTGATACGCTCGTTGGTAATGTCACTGACATGATAGAACTACTACGTGTGTGTAATGTTACGCAGTCTACCCAGATGTCCGACATGGCAAACAAACTCGAAGATGCAATGTCTGGTGTATCCGCCGTGGTATTGCGTGACGACAATACGTTCCGCGTCAGAACCAAAGCGAAGGTCGACGACATTATCAAATCACTACCATCATTAGATATATAAACAAGAAGGAAGAACAACATGACTAATCAAACACACGCAATGTATCACATAGATTTACCACAATGCGTCGATCTTATCGTAGGCGTAGCTAAAATACGAACCGTACTCGCACAGGGTCATATGGGTAGTGGCAAATCATCTATGTTGGATATGGTAGCAGAAAGACTACCGAACCATCGCAAAGTATATTTCGACGCAACCACAAAAGACCTCGGTGACATTATGATACCGTCTTTGCAGTCTATACAAGAAGAAGGTTGCGTCCGTATGATTCCTCACGAAGAACTCGGTCTACATATAGACGGGCCGATTATTCTTATGCTCGACGAGTATGGCAAGGCGAACCCTGCAGTGAAGACCGCTATGCTACGTCTGATGTTGGAACGTAAAATGGGTAGTTACAAACTACACCCTGACAGTGTTGTCTTTGCTACAACGAACATGGGTAGCGAAGGAGTTGGTGACATACTACCACCACACGCACGTAACCGTATAACTGTAGTACAGATCAAAAAGACTAATAACATGGATTTGATTGAATACGGTATCAACAAGAATTGGGATCACAGCCTACTTGGTTGGCTCAAAGACAACCCACACTTGATGCACTCGTTTGAAGATGTGAAAGACCCAGACGAAAACCCATATATCTTCCATCCAAAAGCGCAACGTGCCGCCTTTGTTACAGGTCGCTCACTCGAAGCCGCGTCTGACATACTCAAAGCACGAGCAGGGTTTGACGATATTACTCTGACCGCCGCATTGATAGGTACGATTGGTGATCGCGGTGCGATGGACTTGATGGCGTTTGTGTCACTATCCGATCAGCTACCTACCTTGCAAGCTATCAAAGACAATCCAAAGAGTGCCAAAGTACCTGACAGCGCCGCCGCCATATGTATGGTTGTGTATAGAACTCTGTCCGCGTTGGACAAAGACTGGCTCAACAGCTGGATGGATTACTTGCCGCGCCTCGATACCGAAGCACAAGCTATGTTCGCTAATGGTGTACGCGCACCGAAGTATTCAAAGCAGTCAATGGTTATGACTAACAAGAAGTTCACCGAGTGGGCTATGAAGAACAACCACCTATACACAGCAGATAAAATATAAGGAGAGATATAATGGGTAAACGATGGACAGATAAAGAGGACGGTATCCTCGAAACACTACGCGATGGTGGCATGACCTTTGAGGAGATTGCTTCCGTAATGGGTCGCACAAAGCAAGCAGTACAGCAACGTGCGCATATGTTGAAACGTAACGAGCCTACGTTTCGTGAAGTTGTGGATACAGCTTTTGAGAAGCACGGTATCGAGTTCGGTGAACCTGATCAGGAGCTTAAAGAGCTATTACCCGGAATCAATGCCTTATTCGGTGAACCTGATAAGCCGTTGCCGAGAATACAATACATGCTCAGTCAAATGGAAAGAGACTTAAAGCCGAAGCCGCAGTGGTGGAAAGCTATGATGTGGTGGAGGAAATAACATGAAATATTGGATCGCAAATATTGATGAACGTAATGGGGAGTTTGAGTACGAGCAAACTATAATATTCACAGCCGCAACCAAAGCGGAAGCTGACGATACGCATGAGTTTTATGCAAGTACATGGTACGGCGAAGACAATATGCGGTGGGACGAAGACGATAATTGTTGGTGGAACGAACCCGTTGCTGTCACTGAAGGTCGTATGACCGAGATTGATGAACACACGTTCGATCAAATACGTAAACATGGTCTGCCAGACCTAACAAGAAAGGGAGCATAAATGCTAGCAATCAAACAACTAACTGAGGAGCAACGACTAACAAAAGCCGTTGTATCTATTATGAGTAGCCCGAAGTATGTCGCACTCGCAGGGGTGCTAATGATCGGGGAGCGTTCTGTAGTGGACGACCCGAGCGTACCGACGGCATGTACCAATGGACGTGACGAGTTCTACGGACGTGAGTTTGTAAGTAAGCTCAACGATGCCGAGCTTAGATTTCTGGTGTTGCACGAAGTGTACCACAAGTTGTTCCGTCACTTGACCACATGGAAACATCTATACATGCAAGACGCATACCTTGCGAACGTAGCGTGTGACTACGTGATCAACCTAAAGATTGTAGATGATAACTACCAAGATGGGTTTGCTACTATGACAGGCGAACTTTCAAAAGGTTGCTATGATCGTAAGTATGTGGGTATGGACACCGCGCAGGTGTACAACTTGCTACGTAAAGACCAACCGCAAGGCGGCGCGGGTCGTGGTGGTGTTATCGTAATCGGTGATCCCGAAGATGGTGATGGTACACCGCAGAACGGTAGTGGCTCACTACCTGATGGACAAGAACCATTCGATGCACATGATTGGGAAGGCGCACAAGAAATGACCGCCGACGAACAACGTGATCTTGCCAGAGAGATTGACGAGGCAGTACGTCAAGGTGCATTGGTTGCAGGGAAGATGGGCAGTGGTGGTGATCGTGACCTAGAAGCATTGCTAGAACCACAAGTCGATTGGCGTGAAGTGTTGCGTGAGTTTGTGCAGACTACATGTACAGGCAGTGACTACTCTACATACCGCAGACCTAATCGTAGGTATCTGAGTAGTGGTATCTACATGCCAAGTGGTGTCAGTGAACAGGTCGGGGAACTGGTGGTCGCAATCGACACGTCTGGATCAATCGGTCAGGAAGAAATCACCGCGTTTCTTTCCGAGGTCAAAGCAATATGTGACACGGTACACCCAGATAAAGTACGTCTGTTGTATTGGGACACACAGATATGTTGTGACGAGACGTATGAAACGCACGAACTCGATACACTCGTACAATCTACTAAGCCGAAAGGCGGTGGTGGTACAGATGTAGAATGTGTGACTGAGTACATTCGTGAAGAAAGCATCAACGCGCAAGCATGTATCGTGATTACTGATGGCGACCTATACAGTGGTTGGGGTCAGTGGACTATGCCTGTGTTGTGGTGCGTTATCGACAACAAGCACAAAGTGCCAGACGTAGGTAAATGTGTACACATAAAATCGAGGGACATGTAATGGGGTATCGTAGTGAAGTGCATATTGCTGTAGCCTTTGACAGCAAGAAAAACATGGACGAAGTCATAGCGGCGTACGCCTTGAACATAAATGTAGAGAAGCACAACTTAGTAAATGACTGGGTCATAAAAGACGACAACATTCTGTATTTCCACGCAGACCATGTAAAGTGGTACGACAACTACGAGTGGGTGCAGGGCTACGAGTATATGTTCGAGCTTGTGAAGGAGTTTTGTGAGGCGCGAGGTTTTTCTTCCGCCTTCCGCCTCTTGCGTGTTGGTGAAAGCGACGACGATGTAGAGGATAGGCACGATTGGTTTGATGGCGATTATGAACATAACGCCGACGACGATCCCCTCTTTGAAAATGAAGACGACGATACAGACACCACGTTGATGGACAAGCTAATGCTAAATATGGAGATTGTGAGAAAGGTAGAGGTAACACTATGAGTAAGATTGGCAACTATGTAGTAGGACTACAGGAGCAAGAGATTTTCATCGAATGTCCTGAGTGCAAAGACACAGACCGACAGGGCAAAGTTACAGGCGAGGAGTTCAAGTGGACAGGTGACATGTACGAGCCGTTTGAAACATGGGTTGATTGCGAAAACTGTAATGGACTTGGGGAGATCGAACGTGACTTCGACGACGATTCGTGTGGGCAATAAATGCCCACGCAGATGCTTTAAACTAAACAATAACATTTAACAACAGGATAAAAACAAATGGCACTAACATATTCATCATTCAGTAGCTTTGACGACGTAGTTTATAACTACGAAAACACAAAGCCAATGGGCGGTAGCACTAACAAGGGTAAAGATATCAGACCCATAGGTGATCGCAAACGTAAGTACGAACGTATCGTAAAGATCAGCAACAACTGCTACGCACTATCAGATGGCTTTCACTTTGGCGACGCACACTTTAATTGGGGTTGGGGCTATACAGCTTCTGCTGAGTATGTACCTACACTAAAGGACATGGAGAAGTATGCACCTATCATATGGCGCAAGAAACGTGATGGCACAGAACAAGTCACAATACGCAACGGGTATGGAGATCATGCACACAACTCACGTTATGCTTTTATAAACAGACACACACCGAGAGGTTTGGGGTTCACTATTGCTAGCGGCAAACAGTACATAACTAAGACAATGGGTAGGTATCCTGACCATAGGCATGATGAACGGTACTATCTAGCCAAGACCCATACCGCACCGCGTGTTATCTACGACCACATAAAAGATCAGCTGAACGCTAGTTGGTATCAAGAGAACGCTAAGAAGTGGGTCATGTTACACGACGACAACTCTGCCTTAGTGTTCAACAAAGCCGAAAGTAAAGATCGGTTCTCTGGTATTGAGTGGGTACATGTTGAGGGGACAGGACGCACACTGCCGAAAGCGCCGCGTGTGAACATAGAACTCAAAGCCAAGTACAAGGACTCAATCAAAAAGTTTTTCGAATGGGGTATGACTATGTCACCGCTAATGCCATTGGAGGACAACGAGTACCTACACAAACACAATCAAGACTTGGTTGAAGCCTATGGTCACGTAAGGGGCAACTATTGGCGTAAGGTAAACGCAAGTATAGGACGTGAAATTGTACGAGGCGAAAGACACCCTGTACGACTAGCGTTTTGGGTAGAGTTTGCCAAACAATGCTACGCGCCAGACGAGCAGAGTTGGAGTTTCAACAGTACGCCGTTGCTGACTAAAATAAAAACCAAAGAAGATATTTCCCATGTACGGGCATGCTTCAACAGATTTATCAACACAGAACTTGGGTTCGTAACAAAGTAAGGAAAACAACTATGAGTGACTTAGAATTAAAATTAGTAAGAGATTTAGAAAAACCAAACCCAGATGATAAGGTGTATACACCTAATCTAGATGTGCAGATGATGGCAGATGCACTAACCAAAAAGGTTCGTGGTTACAAGACCGCGCCTAAAAGTTGGGAATCCATATGGGTTTACAGGCCGCAAGATACCTACGCTATGGGTTGGATAAGATACGCAGACGTGTTTGAAGGCGGTACAGGTGACAAGCGGCATGCTGTTTATTCGCCTAACATACAGAACGGCAAGTACTCGTATGGGGATAATTGCTTTATGTCTTCAGCACTGCATTTCAACAAGGGGTTACTTAACGCATGTAAATACCTACGCCCACCAACCGCAAAGCAAGTTGTGGAACAAGTGCAAAGGGATTTTGCTAGAGGTGTGTCTCGTTCGTTGGACGAAGTAAAGACCAAGGCGCACAAGATAACGAACAAGATCGACACCGATGTATTTGGTAGGACACGCCTAAACACTGCACCTCTTAAAAGAGAACTCGCTAACATACTAAAGTCAGACTATGAGTTTCTCGACAAAGAACTTGAAGTGCAACTAACCGAAGCCTTTGAAGCGGTTAAGGAGCTACATGATGGCAGAGATATACATGATAGAGACCACACATTTATTGAGGTCATACAAGCTCAAGGTGCTAATCTATATCGAGGCTTCAAGAGAGTAAGCCAAAGCTACTCACTGTTTCGTCACGACGATAGCGCTGAGAACAAGATAGTGTACACACAGGAAGAACTACCAGAGAACCTACTCGGTGCGATGTCTGTGCTATCTATGGTCGAGGAAGATCAGTATGTTGCAGGTGTTGGGTATCGTGCAGGGGCAAATATGTTCTACATTAAAGGCGAGTGAGTGTGGGAACAACTGACACTATCACGTACCGCGTGACAATACATCCTACTACAAATAAGGTTAATGTAATGTCTTTTGATCTAGACGCTATTGACGCGACAGGTTTAGGAGTATATGACACTATAAACCAAACACCTAAATGGATCAGGGAGCGCATTGCTACACTTATGCTTGTTGATCCTACACCACCGACTGAACCAATAGAAGGTGTAGGTCATAGGATCGACAAAACTACTTATTGGATTTACGCTGATCGGTAGTTACTAACTACTATTTTAACTTTGGGGGGCGGACATCTGCCCTCCATCGAAGCCAGTTATTTTTACATGGAGACTATCAATGGCAACAACACCAGAAGCTAAAGTAAAGAAGGTAGTTACAAACTACTTAAAGAAGATGGGAGCATACTACTTCTACCCTGTTACGGGTGGATTTGGACGAAGCGGCGTACCTGATATAGTCGCATGTTACAAAGGGTTGTTCCTTGGTATTGAATGTAAAGCAGGGAAGGGGAAAACTACCGCACTACAACAAAAGAACCTAGACGATATTAAAACAGCAGGGGGTTTTGATTGGGTCGTAAATGAAACAAACATGCACCAAACAGAAACACAGATTAAGTATTGGGCATCAACACAACAGGAATAAACAATATGAACATTTTGAATAACATGGAATCGCAAGAAGTTTTTATCGTACATCAAATGCCTACAGGCACTGCCTTTGGGGTACGTGTCGATAACGGCGAAAAGGTTTTTATAAACTCTAAGCTAGCTAAGAAGCACACTGTCGCAGAAGAACAAGTACGGACACTTATACTAATCCCGAACACTAAGATCGACACACCTTGGCAAGCTGTTGGTGTATCTGGGATTGATATTTCGCACTTTGAAAAGCCGACACCTCGAGTAAACACTATCGACTTAGAAGATCGTATTGTGAAGTATTTCAGAGAGGATGAAAATATGCACGCGATTGATGCTGAAAAATTGGCGGAAGCATTAGACGTAGACGTTATATCTATGCAAAAAACACTGGAATATATGCACACTGCAGGGGAAATAAGTAGGGCTGAGGTACATTGTGAGAGTGGGCAACATGCACCCGATTGGGTTTTATGGTCTCCCCACAACGAATGGTTCGAGCTACGGGTAGATACTTCTGCGGTGGATGGGTATAGAGATTAATGCACGACAAAAAGAAACTAACACCCGCCCTCGAGTACGAATTACAGTTCTTACGAAAACAAGTAGACTTCTGGCAACAGCAATACGTACAGCCAACTGCATCACCATCTGCACGGGATCGTTACGATTACGCCAAAACAGATTTGACTAAGTTTGTAAGCAACCGCCGCAAAGAAGGATATAACATATGACCAAGAAAGAAGAACGTGTGTGGACGTATCTACTTGCCAACCGCAAGGCAAGTTCTAGCCAAGTAGCTGAAGCCGTAGGGGTAACTGTAAAATATGTAGACAAGATGATAGAACGTATATCGTCGCCCAACTGGAGAGAAGAAGTACCTGTGCCTAAGTTTGTAAAGGATGACAACGCTAAGACTAGGTACGATCTACTGCCGCCAGAGTTGCTCGAAGAAACAGCAAAAGTTCTTACGTTTGGCGCACAGAAGTATAGCGCGCACAACTGGGCGCAAGGTGCATCTTGGAGTAGATACTTTAGCGCAATGATGCGTCACATGTGGGCTTGGTGGAGAGGTGAAGATAACGATCCCGAAACAGGGTTCTCACATTTAGCTCACGCCGCATGCTGTCTTAGCTTTCTCATAGCTTATCAGCGGCGCGGCCTCGGGGAAGATGATAGAGTATGATGGGACGTAACGTGAAAGCTATAAAAGACATAGCAACCTTTAGACGTAAGTACATAGTAAAGACAGGTAGTGTTGGCACTACTTTGGTTGAGAACACTAACCAAGAAGTATGGGAGTTCGCCGCAGATCAAATTATACGGCATGGCTACCCTAGTTTAGCAGATTATCTTGTCGATCTGTTGGTAGATGAATACTACAGTAAGAAAGATAAATAATGGATGTATATACACTCGACTTTGAGACCTACTACGATCAGGAATACTCACTGTCTAAGATGACGACAGAAGATTATGTGCGCGACTCAAGGTTCGAAGTAATCGGCCTTGCTATAAAAAAGAATGATAAAGCCACTCAGTACTTAAACGACCCCCAGGTAATTGAACGTCTACTATCATACATAGACTTCTCTGAGAGCGCTATCTTAGCACAGAACACTATGTTCGATGGAGCTATACTAAGTTGGAGGTATGGTGTGAAGCCGAAGGTTTGGTTCGATACTATGTGCATGGGTAGAGGTTTACACGGCGTGGATGCAGGCGCATCATTGCGGGCTTTGTCTGAACGCTACGGTATTGGCGAGAAAGGTTTCGAAGTACACAACGCCAAGGGCAAACGCCGCGCCGATTTCACTGCGGAAGAAGCTAAGAAGTATGGCGAGTATTGCATACAAGATGTCGAGCTAACGTATAAACTGTTTAAGATCATGGGGGCTAACTTTCCGCGCACTGAGTTAAAGCTGATCGACGTTACACTGCGTATGTTTATTGATCCGATACTCGATCTAGACCTTGGGTTGTTGGAACAGCACTTGGAAGACACGCAAGACCGTAAGGATAAACTACTGCGCGATGCAGGGGTGACAGATAAGAAAGACTTGATGTCAAATCTCAAGTTCGCTGACATGCTACGTGATCTTGGTGTCGAGCCGCCTATGAAGACCAGTCTGACAACAGGTAAGGAGACGTACGCCTTTGCTAAGAGTGACGAAGACTTCAAGGCATTGCAGGAACATGAGGATGATCGTGTGCAATCCCTAGTAGCGGCGCGCCTTGGGAATAAATCTACCCTTGAGGAAACACGTACACAGAGGTTTATAGGTATCTCTAAACGTGGGCGTTTACCTGTACCGATTAGGTACTACGCGGCGCACACGGGTCGATGGGGTGGAGCAGATAAGATTAACTTACAGAACCTACCGAGCCGTGGACTAAATGGTAAGAAGTTAAAGAAGGCCATCATTGCACCAGAAGGACACACAGTTGTCGAAGCCGATTCGTCCCAAATCGAGGCACGGGTACTCGCGTGGTTTGCGGGACAGAATGATTTAGTAGACCAGTTCTCCAAGGGTGAGGACGTGTATAAGTACATGGCTTCAAGTATATATAACGTGGCTGTAGAAGATGTAACTAAAGATCAAAGGTTTGTAGGTAAGACTACAATTCTAGGTGCGGGCTACGGCATGGGCGCAGAGAAGTTCGGCATGCAGTTGAAGACGTTCGGGTTTGAGGTGTCTGAGGACGAAGCGAGACGGATTATATCTATCTACCGAGAAGCTAACTTCAAGATAAGCAAGGTATGGAGAGACGCTAACTATATGGTTAAGCAGTTGGCTAACCATAGAGCAGTGCAGTTTGGAAAGAAGGGTATCATTGGAGTAGACCCTGAGAACCAAGCCTTGATAGTACCTAACGGGCTAAAGATATTTTATCCTGATTTACATGGGGAGCAGTCTGAGAGTGGTTTCGAATATACATACAAAGTACGTCGGGGTCGAACCCGTATATACGGCGGTAAAGTTATCGAGAACGTGTGTCAGGCTATAGCGCGTTGCATAATAGGTGAGCAGATGCTACTAATTAATAAGAAGTATAAAGTAGTGCTTACTGTACACGATTCGATTGCATGTTGTGTACCCGACGAGGAGGTCGCCGAAGCACAAGCATACGTGGAGAGATGTATGAGATGGACACCAGACTGGGCAGAGGGCCTACCTGTCGATTGCGAAAGTGGTACTGGCAAATCGTACGGAGATTGTGAATAATGGCATTTAATATTTTTAAACGTAAAGAAGAACCTATATATTTAGACTGCTATACACATAGCCATTACGCATACAATCACGCTAAAATTAATTACGCGAAGAATTACATTCCTGATTGGTGGAAGAAAGAGCCCTCAAAGACTAAAGACGGGGCTGCAACTATAAAGCATTGTTCTGCGTTTTCTAGATTCTATGCAAAGGGTATTGTAATACCTTTATGGGGCGAAGTTGAAATAACTATTAACCCTTTAAATAGTGATAAGAACGGATATGATTGGAAATCATCAAATGAAGATTTTGATTTACATAGCTATTGCCACAGCAGAGAACAGTGGAATGGGTTTGGCGACGACAGCTTCTGTAATATAAAGTTTCATTCCCCTTGGGTATTTAAGACAAGAGATGCTGTTGATTTTGTTTGGAGTAGCCCAACTTGGAGTACGCCTGACACGTTTAATACTTTAACTGTACTACCCGCCGTAGTACAATTTAAAACGCAGCATGGTTCAGAAATAAACTTTATTATACAGCAGAAAGAAAAAGAGCAGAAAGTAAATCTGCCGGCATTAACACCTCTAGCGATATTGCATCCTATGACTGAGCGTAGGGTAGAGATAAGACACCACCTTATAAGTTTAGAAAAGTATTATAAGATAGGTCGCAAAAGTGGTGGTATGATTTTAGGCGGTACAAATGAAGACGCAATAGCAGGAACGCCTAAACGTCTAACAAAGAACGAAAAGTTTTGGCAAAAAGCCGACGAACTAAACAAATGTCCATTCGAATGAGGAAATAAAATGAGTAAAGCCGCGCCGTGGTCGTTTAGTCGGATCAAAGCATTTGAGCAATGCCCTAAACAGTTCTACCATGAGAAGGTACTCAAGCAGTACCCGTTCAGAGAAACCGAGGCCATGCGCTACGGTACTGAGTTTCACAAGGCATGTGAGGATTACATAGGTAAAGGTACTCCTGTACCCGCCAAGTTTAACTTTATAAAACCTACGTTGGATTCCCTTAACGACAAAAAAGGCAAGAAGATAGTGGAGCAGAAGTTAGGCTTGACCGCTGACCTAGAACCCTGCAGTTTCTTTGCAAAAGATGTATGGTTTCGAGGCATTGTTGATCTTGCGATCATAGACAAAGAAACTGGGGTGGGTTGGATCATTGACTACAAGACAGGCAGATCGGCGAAGTATGCTGACAAAGGCCAGTTGGAGTTGATGGCGTTGACAATCTTTAAACATTACCCCGAGGTCACTAAGCTAAATGCAGGTCTGTTGTTCGTTATTGCCAAGAGCCTTGTCAAAGCCGAATATGAAATAGACTTACAGCAACTTCTATGGGGGAAATGGTTAGCAAACTATGCTAAGATGGAGAAAGCGTTCGAGGTGGATGTTTGGAATCCAAAGCCATCTGGTCTGTGTAAACGACACTGTCAAGTAGTTGAGTGTCCCCATAATGGAGCAAACTAATG